TTATTTCTTTTGTAAGTATGAAACAAATCCATTTAGGATGGAACGAATAGCTTTATTGAGATGTACCGTATTTTTGAGCCATTTTGCGATTGTCGGGCTTATAAAATAATAAAGTTTTATAAAACTTCTGCCGAAAAAATATTTACGAAGATAACAATCCCTAAAATGTCGAAGAACAATAACTTCTGGTGCATTGTATGAGCCATAAATCGCAGTAGCAATATAGCAACCACTTTTTTGTTCATTAGTCATACTTTCAGTACTTATTTCGTTCATTGTTTCTTGTGGAAGGCCTTCTTTTATTTGATTTAACAATCTACGATATTCGGCTAAAGCAGTTTCATTCATATATGCGCCATAGATATTAAATCGTTCATTTATGGCATTTTGAAAATAGACCCATTGTTTAGCAATCTCACTAGTAAGATGAGCCAAATTAGGATTGTTTGTTATCATGGCATTGGGGACATGAAAGCGCAAAGAAAGGATTTCATCTTTTTGATTTAAGATCATATCGCAAACTTTGTCTGCTCTTAATGTCTTTTCAGTAGCTTTAGATGAGTTCAAAAGGATTTCAGAATCATATAATGCTTTGATTGATTCTGTATTTTGTAATTGTCCCATACAAAATTTTAAATAGCTTAGACATACTGTAAGAAAGAATTCAAAAATCTGTATACTGAATTCTGGTGTGGGAGAAGATTCAATGGCACGTCCACCATATGCTATAATTTCACGACACTTTAAATCACCTAATGTAGATGTGGCATAAGTTGCTTTCATTTTATAAAACCATCCTACAGTATTATTAGAATCTAATTCTAATATTTGATTAGCATATAATAGGGATTCTTGTGCGTTATCAGCCGCTATTGCAGTTTCGCATAACTTAATAATATTTTGGAGCTTAGAATGTCTACCTGTATCGATAGGTTCTGGTTCTTTGATTGAATCTTTGAAATCCATAGTATTTAGTATTTTGGTATTATATATATTATTTCTCCGAACTGGACGAAACGACATCTGCACATGCGGCAGTGTCTTCCGTGTGGACATCCGTTTTTTTCCTTTCTTGGAGCAACTCTATTAATTCTCCATTTTGCCGGATAAGTTCTGCATTCATTTCATCATGTCGCTTTCGCTCATCAATCATGGCTTGGACAAATTCATAAGGAACGGATTGCTTGGATGTTCCTGATTCTTCTTCAAAATTAGAATCACAAAAGGGAGTGACTCTCTCCTTTCCATATACATCTATCAATTTATGAACGAAGTTTGCAGGGAAAGCTTCACGGCCATTTTCAACACGAGAGATGAAACTTTGCTTACATCCTAAAACGTCTTGTAAATCAGCTTGTTTCAGTCCGTTTTCTATTCTAAAATCCTTTAGTTTAAAATTCATGTAATGTAAAATATGTTAAAACGAAAAATAAAATATACGAATATATTAGTATATATACGAATATTTGTATATTTGTCCCGTTATAAGTTTTATAACCGAACAAAAATAGTTTAATCCTAAGTAATTAACAAATAAATGAGGAGGTAAAATGGAAAATTTGACATTGGAGTGCTATCGAGGTTTTATGCAATCTCCTAAGGTTGCAGCTAAAGAATTAGGCGGCTTGTTTAACGCAACATTGATTATGAATTTAGGACGTCCCATTTAACGCAACATCATTATGACGATAACGCAACGTTGATTATGGGGAGGGTAGGAGGGCAAAAAGGAGAGTGCCCGAGATTCACATCCCGGACACTCCATTTAACGCAACGTTGATTATGACATCAACGTTGATACAAAGGTAATTAAAAAATGATTAATAGCAAATTTTATGGTAGAAATGGAAAGTATAACATTGAATCAGAGGACTTTTAGAGGATACTACGACGCATTGCCTGATAGAAAAGTATCCAAAGCTCCTAAGTCTGCTTTTGTGGACCAAATAGCCTCGGTCACTATGAAATCCACAAAGACAGTGCGTTGTTGGTTGTCCGGGGCGCAGAAACCGGATGCTTTAGCACAAGCTATGATTGAAAAGGAATTGGGTATACCTGCGTCAGAATTGTTTCCGGAGGATTGAGTATGCGACCGATTGAATTCTATACGACACCAGGGGGAGAGGTTACTATCAAAGAGATAGGGATGCCCGAACGCCAGTTGAAAGAATCCGATACAGAATTCATTCAACGGTTCTTGGAAGTTCTTGAAGAATTCTATCCGGAGGCTTATAAGGCATTACGTGAGGCTTATGCCAAATACGACGGGAACCGATTGTGGAGAGATTTTCTTGCAGTACGTCGATTCATTAAATGTAATTTCGGTCTGTATGATAATGAAATTGATATTGATGAAAATTGGAACTTTAAGTTTGAATTCGTGGGATGCCCGATGCGAGGTGAATGTGCAGGGTTCAAGGTTATTTGTCAGCCGAAATTCAACAGCAATTTATCAGATCGGCAACTTGAAATAATGCGCTTATGCTATGAAGGGTTGTCCGATGAAGAAGTCGGTAAAAGAATGTTCCTCTCTTCCCACACGATTAACAATCATCGTCGTAACAGCTTCCGGAAATTGGGTGTTCACTCTATGGCAGAGTTTAATAGGTACGCAGCCGAGAAAGGATTATTTAAGACGGCCGTTTAACGCAACATTGATTCATTTAACGCAACACTGATTATGGCTAAAAAAGAAGTAGAAGAAAGAGAATTGAGCAAAGGTGAAACTGCCACAGCAATAATAATTATGTTATTGGCCCTTTGGATACTTGGAAATGCTACGGAAGTATGCAGGGTAGTTATAGCATTAACGATGATGATAGGTGATTTAGTTCTGGTGTACCAAGCTAAATACCCAACAAAAAAAGGAGGTTGATATGACGGACCAACAATATTTAATCAAGAATCTTTTGATTGGCGCTGCCGAACTTGGCGCTGCCACGCAAAGAAAGTATGATCATCCACGCCTGGACCTTATAACTCAACGTGAAGCCTATAAGTTTTTTGAGGAACGGGACACTGCATACGGTGAGGAATTTACTCACGGTGAAGCATGGGTTAAAAAAATGGTGAAGGACGGTAAACTTCATCCTCGACGCAAAGGAAAATCGGATAACTCGCCCCTTATGTATTCCAAAACGGAAATGATAGCTCTTTACAATGCCGAATATGCGGTTGTTCATGGAATTTTTGACGGTACACAATTATAGCTATGAGAAACCATTTAAGAATAAATAAAGAAATTAACCCTTCCATAATGCCTGTCGGATGGTTGGGAGAAAAAGAATGTACTTGTTTTACTGTCTATATTTCAGTAAAAGAAAGAACTTCTTTCATGGCTAAATTTGCTATATATAGAAATCGGGTGTATAAGTCAGAAGTTGTTGGATATCTTATTTCAAACTATATAGCTTATCATTTAGGAAAAGGATATGACCCGTTTGCAATGAAGGTTTTAAAGCATGGAAAACGGTATAAAGAACCTTGCAAGGAATATGTGAACTATTCAATAGGCAGCATATCCCAAACCTTTCATGACGTTGTTCGTAATTCTTTGAAAAGTATTCCTATAAAAAGAGCTAATGCTTTATTTTATTATGCTCTAAGCGCTTTTTACAATGCTCCAGACAATGTTCTTGATAAATTGTGTTCTACGATAGAACAGCTAAAGAATCCTGTTACCAAAACGGAAAAGTATCTGACACTACAAACTGAACTTCCAGATAGTAGCTTCAATTTGATTAAAGGTTATGCTTATGATAATGGTATGACAATCTGTGATTTGATGTGTGTTGTGCTAAGAACAGTGTGTATGTCTAAAAAAGAGCGTTCAGAAGATTGTTCTCCTATTGCTCGGTTATTCAACTTATATCGTATTATGACACGGTCCGGAGAACCTTTTGCTGATACAAATGGCAGAATTTTAACAGTACAAGTTTGTGGAGAGCGTGAAAAGAAGTACATGTTGAAATTCATCAAAAGAAGAGGATTAACGAGGAAGGAATTATTGAGGAAAGCAATCAGAGCATTAGTCTATGTAATTTCCCATAAAAGCCGATTTGAAAAGCGCATTCAATATAGCTACGAAGCAATTGTAGATGAAGATGATTATTATTATGAACGGCTTTCCAGAATTGATTTTGCGAGGAATGTATATAGTAGACAACAAGTATAAATGGAGGATTAATAATGAAAGAATTATGTATTGTGTCGTATTTGACGTTAGGAGTGCTTGTAGTATTACCGATAGCGTTCCTGCTTTATATCATCGGTCAATTAGGCTCTATGTGCTTTTACATTTCTGGAAAGTCAAAATACATTGTTTACTATTACGAAAAAGGGTTGAGATTTTTAAAGAAATAGATGTTTGCTTATTTAACATAGTACAAACCTTTTAATAATTTAACTAATGAGTACAGAAGAAATTTCTAAAAAGCTTCCCTACAATTTGAGGGAAAAGAAAGAAAAGAATGTTGCCTATCGGTCATTAATTAGACCCGTGTTGGCAGATGAGTTGTACGACAAGATTCTGAAAATTGTCGTTGCTCAAAAGAAATACAAGGATCCGGATTACTCTGCTAAGAAGTTGGCGAAAGAGTTGCAAACGAATACACGTTATTTGTCCGCAGTCATTAATTCTCGTTTTGGCATGAACTACTGCTGCCTGGTTAATGAATACAGGATTAAAGATGCACTTAATTTATTGAAGGACAAAAGATATGCCGACAAGAATATCGAGGAAATTAGCGACATGGTCGGCTTTGCAAATCGTCAATCATTCTATGCTGCCTTCTATAAGAATGTGGGAGAGACTCCTAAAAGCTATCGTAAAAAATACCTGTAATCATTTAACGCAACAAGATTATGACATACATTGGAATCGTGAGAATGACTCTCACTAATTTTAAAGGAATTCGTTCTCTGGAAATGAACTTTGACCCAGAAGTGACTAACGTTTTTGGAGACAATGCGACTGGGAAAACTACTTTGATGGACGCTTTTCTTTGGACCCTGTTTGGTAAAGATAGCCAGAACCGTGCTGACTTTAATATTAAAACGCTTGATGCAAAAGGAAAAGCTCTTCCTAAATTGGAACATGAAGTCACCGTGATTCTCTCTGTTGATGGCGTAGAAACTGTTTTCCGTCGTTGCTATAAGGAGAATTGGGTGAAGAAGCGCGGGACCGCTAAAGAAGTGATGGACGGACACACCGTAGATTATTATGTAGATGATGTTCCGTTGAGTAAACGGGAATATGATGCTAAGGTTTCAGCTATTTGCCCGGAGCAGCTATTCCGGCAGATAACTAATCCTTCTTATTTCCCTTCTCTGAAAATGCAGGAACAACGGAGAATGTTATTTGAAATTGTTGGTGGTGACATTACCCACCATGACGTTTTCAACGAATTAATCACTGATGAGAACAAAGAACATTATCGCTCGCTCGTAGATGCTCTTGATTCCGGTAAAACTCTTGACGAGTATAAGAAGCAGGTTGTTTCACAGAAGAATAAAATTAAAGGTGAGGTAGCCGATATTCCCGGTCGTATCGAAGAGAACAACAGGAATATGCCAGAGGAAGAAGATTGGGTCGCTTTGTCCTCTGATATCGAAGAGAAGGAAAGAGAGATTAAGAACTATGATTCTCTGATAGCTGATAAGTCAAAAGCTGACGAAGAGGAAGCCGGGCGTAGACGTGGTGTTCGTCAGCAGATAGATGATAAGTATGAGCGTATGGAAGAGGTCAAGCGCCAGGTCAAAAGGGATGCCAATGCCGAACATGATAAATGGTACTCTGATTTGTCAGCAAAGGAAAGTGAAATATCCAATTTCAAAACTGATATCCGTTCTCTGGAAAACAGACTACTAACGTTAAATAATTCCTTGGAAGAGTATAATTCTCAGAGAGGAATCTTACTTCAAGAATATAAGACTATCAATTCTGAAACATTCGAAGTGGATAGTTCCGCTCTTGTTTGCCCTACCTGTAAAAGAGCATTTGAGGGCGTGGACTACGATAGTAAGTTGCAAGAAATGCAAGATACTTTCCAGACCAATAAATCTAATCGTTTAAAAGTAAATATTCAGAAAGGAACTACAATCAAAGCTAAGATTGAAGAGTTGCAAAAACAGATTCAAACTGTAGAAAAAGCTATTGGGGAAAAGAAGAATTTGCTTTCAACGTCGGAAAGTGAGAAACAGCAGTTGCAGAATTCAGAGCCGAAGACAGTAGATGTAATTGATGTATTAGAACGGAATGAGAAATATATTGCTCTAAAAAAGGAAGCGGAAACGTTAGAAGCCTCTTTAAAGGCTATTTATACGCCTGCCGATGTATCAGAACACATCAATGCTAAAAAGGCTCTTCAATCGGATATATATGCCCTCAAAGAAAGACTATCCAAAAGGGAACAGATTGAACGTACCCAGAAGCGGATTGATGAACTGCAGTCTCAACTTTCGAATATGCAGCAGCAGATTGCCGACTACGAACAGATTGAAGCCTCGATACTTGACTTTATGAAATCGAAGGTTTCGATGGTAGAGAAGCGTATCAATTCAGCTTTCTCCTATGTTCAGTTCCGGATGTTCGATACACAAGTAGATGGAACCGAATTTGACACCTGCGAATGTATGGTAGACGGTACTCCTTATTCCGATTTGAATACGGCCGCCAAGATGAATGCCGGTATCGATATCATCAATGCTATTTGCCGGGCAAAGGGTGTAACTGCTCCTATATGGTTGGATAACCGGGAAAGTGTTTGTAACCTTATTCCATGTGCATCACAAGTGATAAACCTCTTTGTAGAGAGAGGTGCTAAATTAACTATTCAATAATAACCATTTAACGTAACAGATTATGGCAGAAACAAATTTTGACAACAAAAGTGGAGCGCAACCGGCTCCGGCACAACAACCGCAACAGAATCTTTCGATTGTTCAGAAAGATGTGGTTGATACTGTATTGTCTAAGATTAAAGATTTTGAGTCAGCCGGAGAGCTTAAACTTCCGGCTAACTATTCAGCAGTAAATGCGCTGAAATCCGCATGGCTTATCTTACAGGAAACTAAAGATCGCAATGATAAACCTGCGTTGATGGTATGTACAAAGGAGAGTGTTGCTAACGCACTACTTGATATGGTTGTACAAGGGCTTTCTCCAATGAAGGATCAATGCTATTTTATCGTATATGGTCCTAAACTGACTTTACTTCGTAGCTATTTTGGGACGCTTGCCGTTGCTAAGCGTGTAGGGGGCGTTAAAACAGCCGTTGCCAATTGCGTGTATGAAGGAGATGAATTCATTTTTTCTATTGATACGCAGACCGGACTTAAAAAGATTATCAAGCATGAGCAAACTCTGGATGCTTTGGATTCAAATAAGGTCAAAGGTGCTTATGCTATTCTCACTACAGAAGATGGGCGGAGTATTGTTGAAATTATGAATATCACACAGATTAAACAGTCATGGAATATGGGCGGAACAAAAGGTAATTCTCCTGCACATAAAAATTTTGGTGATGAAATGGCAAAAAAAACTGTTATTGGTCGTGCTTGTAAACTGCTCATTGGCATGTCTGATGATTCGGCATTATATGATGAACCGGATAATACAGAAGTTGATACTGCTGCCGAACAACGGTCCGCACAGATAGAAGGAGGTGCAAATAAAAAGCATCTGGGCCCGGTTGAGGATGCCAATTTTGAAGAGGTAAAACCTACAGCTCCGGTCCAACAGCCTGCACCTGCATCCTCTTCTACACAGCAAGCAAAGGCAACGGACGAAAATCCTCCATATTGATACGATTATGGCAAAGAAAGTCGATAATTCAAAAGGTTTTTTGGTGATTGAAGTATCAACGCCTGAACTGTTCGCCAAAGTCGGCGGAGTGGGAATCTGTGATTATTGTAATACCCCTGCTGAAAAGGGGTATTACATAGCTGTTCTGAATAGATGGTATTGTCCGGATTGCTACGCTAAGTTCTGCGGGAGAGCAAAGTATCATCAGGAAGATGCACCCATAGAAAAGCAGAACTATGAAGTTTATGCTAAATTGCTTGGAGTATGAAATACAGATATGTGAGGTGCGGTAAAATTACCGATTTCAATGAACTGTTTGATTTGTCTGCAAGAAAGCAACCGGTAATCTGGGTTGTCGGTTTAGTGCCTCACGAATTTGTGAGGCCTGCCGCTTTCTTCTTACAATGGTCCCTTGCGAAACTAAAATGTACCCAACTTTATAAAGCTAAGAAGGTCGAAAATGAAACTAAAAGTATTAGGAAGTAATAGTCTCGGTAATTGCTATATCCTTGAAAACAAGGATGAAGCATTGATAATTGAAGCAGGAATAAAACTGCCGAAGGTCAAAGCTGCGATGAACTACAACATCAAGAAGATAGTCGGTTGCCTGGTAAGTCATGAGCACGGAGACCATGCAGGATTTTACACAGAGTATCTAAAGATAGGATTTCCGGTAATTTCACCGGAAGCTGTTTATAAAAGCAAGGGATTCTCCGTTATGCCTCCATTCGCGAAGATCGCAGAGCCAGGCCGTGGTTATAGAGTAGGGAATTTTAAAGTGATTCCTTTTGAAGTACAACATGACGTTCCGGCTTTTGGTTATCAGGTAGATCATCCAGATATGGGAAGGCTTGTTTTTCTTACTGATACTTTCTATTGTGATTATACTTTTGATAATGTGAATCATTGGCTTGTAGAAGCGAATTATGCGGATGATATTCTTGATCGTAATATAGCAGATGGACGTATACCGATATCTATGCGTCCCCGATTGCTCAAATCGCACATGGAGATTGAGACTATTAAAGGGTTGCTATCAGAAAATGATTTATCACAGACACAGAATATTGTACTCATTCATTTGAGTGATGGCAATTCGAATGAGAAGAGGTTCGTGGACGAGGTTATCAGTTTGACGGGTAAGCCGGTGTTTGCAGCTAACAAAGGATTGGTTATAAATGTCAGTCGAATTCCTTACTAATTGTCTGCAAAGATTATGAAAAGCGTACCTGATTACATAGTAAAAGACCTGCTCCGGCTACTTCCTGTCCTTATTGAGAATGTTAATTTGGAAAGTAAAAGTACCCGGGTACAAAATGCAGTGAGATTAGTGAAAAATATAATAAAGAAATTATCTAAAATACAAGATTAATTATGCATACATGGTTTGAGTGTAAAATCCGTTACGAGAAAGTAATGGAAAACGGAATGCAGAAAAAGGTAACAGAACCTTATCTGGTTGATGCGCTTAGCTTCACGGAAGCAGAAGCGAGGATTATTGAAGAAATGACACCTTTTATCTCCGGTGAATTTACCGTTTCTGATATAAAACGTGCTAATTATAGTGAGATATTTACAAGTGAAGAAGAAGCTGCCGACTGCTGGTTCAAATGCAAACTTATTTTCATCACACTGGACGACAAAAGTGGTGCTGAAAAAAAGACTTCCACTCAAGTACTGGTACAGGCTGCCGACTTGCGCGATGCCGTGAAGAAGTTGGACGAAGGTATGAAGGGAACAATGGCAGATTATCAGATCGGCATGGTATCCGAAACACCTATCATGGACGTTTACCCTTATACAGAAACTAATATAGAAGAGCAGATTGGTACAAATGCCAATTCTCCGGTAGTAAGCACCTTCTTAAAGTCATTACCCGAAGGTTGTCGTACTTCCATCACGGTTGCCGGGAAGCCTGTTATTATTGATAAGACAGGGGTATTAACGAGGGTTATACCGGATGAGGAACAGCGGGAGTAGTAACTACAAATCTATTGATAAATGGGGAGAAAAAATAAAATCGGACTTGAATATTTCCCTTTTGACATTGATTTCTTTTCGGATTTAAAGATTAGGAAATTAATCAAATACCAAGGTGGCAAAGCTGTAACTGTATATGCTCTCCTGCTATGTATTATTTATAAACAAGGGTACTACATGAGGTGGGATAAAGAGTTGCCTTTCATTATTTCGGAGCAAACGGGGTATGAAGAGGTGTATATTCAGGAGGTGATTAAGAGCTGCTTAGTAATCGGGTTATTTTCCAATGAGCTTTTTGAAAAAGAGAAGATCATAACTTCCAAAGGAATACAGGAACGGTATCAGTATATCTGCAATTTATCAAAGCGGAAATGTGTAATATCGGAGTTTATCCTTATTTCTTCCGAAGAAAAGCCTATTTCTTCCGAGGAAATACCCGTTTCTTCCGAGGAAATGCCTAAAAACTCCGGAATAAGTGCACAAAGTAAAGGAAAGGAAAGTAAAGGAAATAATAAAACTCCCCCTATAATCCCCAAAAGGGGAGAAGTGAGGGAGCAGATTATAAACATGAGTGATATAAAAGATTTGCTTTTGAAAGATGAATTATGGAAAGAAAATGCTTGCCGACAATCTGGGTTGAGTATGGAATTCTTTTCAATGATTCCCCAACAGATTGATAATTTCCTTTCATGGATACGATCTACGGGCGCAGAAAGCACAGTCCTTACACTTCCAGACGCTAAACGTCGCTTTATTTATTGGTGGAAATATACAGGTCTAAAAGAGTGGAAAGATGAAAAAGAACGAATATCCGGAAAAACGAATAGGACAGGTGATAACAGAAGCACAAGCGATGGGGCAAAGCCTGACTACAACGAAGTTTTTTGATTTTATGACTGATTTCTCGTATGCGCGGCATCTTGCATGTCTATGTGAAGCCGGTACGCAGATATTAGCTCGTGAGAATAAAACGTTTGTTGTGGATGAAAGTAACGAGCAGGTTATCCGTTTTCTGATTCACTACTTTAACCGATGTCGTTCTGCAGAGACTATTTTCCCGGCAGATAAAGGCTATAAGCTACACAAAAATATTGCTTTATGTGGTGATGTCGGTGCAGGAAAAACAGTTTTGATGCAAGCTTTTTCGGTGTATTTGCGGAGGATTAATAGCCCAATGCAGTTTCTGAATCTGTCTGTCGGACAAATGGTGAACTATTACACGTTGCATAACAACTTGGATAAGTATACCTACAATGAGGATGATTCAAAGGCTTTTCAATATTCACCGATAAACATTTGCTTGAATGATATAGGTTTGGATTTAACAACCTTTTACGGCACAGGTACGAAGGATTTATGTAGTGAGTTTCTTTTCGCCCGGGCTGAAATATGGCAGTTTTACGACAAGTATAGTCACATAACGACAAACTTGTCGGCAACATTATTGAAAGAGTATTTTAAAGACGATTACAGTCGGATAAATGACAGGTTCAAATATTATAATTTGATTCATTTATCCGGAGAATCAAGAAGATAACAATTAACGCAACATTGATTATGACAAAGAATGATTTACCTAAAAGCTCACAAGAGCTTATTACCCGTTTTTTGCCCGAATATGAGCAACCGGAGGATGTTAATGAGAAGCAATTCCAAGAGGCTTTAATGAATTTCCATCTTGCAATGATGGGTAAAACGGAGAAGCAAGTTTATACTCCCGTATTTTCTTGTTGTTCTGGTACGCTAAATTCAGAACTTCCAATGGTCTGTATTCCTTCTTCCAAGTACAAGGAAGTAGAGATATGCTTAAAAGATGGTTGGAATTATCCGATTGCTACTATAAAGCTATCCAATACAAATCGTTTGATTGATGCTGAAAAGACCTATGAGGACACAGCGAAATTGGGGTATGAGATAACCAGACGTTGGAACGCTTTTATTCCGAAAGGAGGTGAGGAATGATTAACTTGCTGTATGTCGATTTGTTTTGTGGAGCCGGAGGAACTTCTACCGGAGTAGAATTGGCCCGTGTAAACGACGAGCAGTGCGCGAAGGTAGTTGCATGTGTGAATCATGACAAAAATGCCATAGCGAGCCACGCAGCTAACCATCCGGATGCTTTGCACTTCACCGAGGATATCCGAACGCTTGAACTTTCTCCACTGGTGGAACACCTGAAGAAAAGTAAGGTTCAATATCCTAGTGCTTCAGTCGTTCTCTGGGCATCATTGGAGTGTACTAACTTCTCGAAGGCTAAAGGCGGTCAACCACGGGATGCAGATAGCCGGACACTAGCCGAACATCTGTTTCGTTACATCGAAGCTATCGACCCTGATTATATTCAGATCGAAAATGTCGAAGAATTTATGTCATGGGGGCCAATGGATGAAAATGGTAAACCGCTCTCTATGCAAAAAGGAAAAGACTATACCAAATGGGTTCGCAGCGTGAAATCCTACGGTTATAACTTCGACCACCGTATTCTGAACGCTGCCGACTTCGGAGCATATACTAGCCGAAAACGATTCTTTGGTGTTTTTGGTAAGAAAGGCTTACCTATCGTATTCCCGGAACCTACCCATTGTAAAGAAGGAAAACAAGATATGTTCGGGAGCATATTAAAGTGGAAGCCCGTAAAAGATGTGTTGGATTTAGAAGACGAAGGAACTAGTATCTTTACCCGGAAAAAACCACTATCAGAAAACACTCTTGAACGTATCTATGCTGGCTTAATTAAGTTTGTAGCAGGTGGAAAAGATAAATGGCTGCTGAAATACAACTCAATCAATGGAAAGACAGGAAAGCACATTCCTCCTGGAATAGATGAACCATGTCCGACTGTGAGTTGTCAGGGACGATTAGGAGTTGTGCAAACGCATTTCCTTTCAAGATACAATACTTGCCGCCCTCAAGATACCTGTAAGTCAGTTGATGAACCTTGCGGAGTACTTACTACTAATAATCGATTTGCAAAAGTAGGTTGTCATTTTCTATCAAAGTATTTCAGCGGACATCCGGAAAGTAAGAATATACCCGTGGATGGTCCGGCACATACCATCAAGTGTAAGGATAACCATTCGTTGATTAATGCTAAGTTTCTCGCTGCATATTACGGAAATGGTGACAATGTTAGCCAGGTAGACAAACCATGTCCGACAGTGCCGACAAAGGACAGATTCAACTATGTGAGTCCACGTTTCCTCTGCTCGTACAATTTCAACGATGCCGGCAAAGATATAAATGCCCCGTGTCCGACCTTACTTACAAAAGATCGGCTATCACTAACTACCTGTCGCTTCATGGATCAGCAGTTTGGACAAAGTAAACCGGTTGGAATTAATCAACCATTAGGAGCCTTGACATCTAATCCAAAGTACAATCTTGTAAGCTGTCGTCCGTGGGTAATGAATACTAACTTCGGAAATATCGGTAGCCGGATAGAAGAACCTGCACCAGTTATCACCGCTAACCGAAAGTGGCACTACCTGATGAATCCGCAATTTGTATCTCCTGGAAGCTCTGTGAACGACCCATGCTTTACCCTCATTGCCCGGATGGATAAGCGCCCCCCCTACCTTGTCAGTCTAAATACAGTGTTTAGTTCGGAAACACCACCACCGGATTTCGTGAAGATAGATGCCTACGGGAATGTGTTTATTGAAGTCTTTGAAGATGATAGTCCCATGACAAAGAATATCAAAGAATTCATGGCCATCTATCAGATTGTAGACATATTGATGCGGATGCTCAAGATACTTGAACTAAAGCTTATCATGGGATTCCCAGAAGATTATATGCTAATTGGTACACAAGCCGACCAAAAGAAATTCATAGGAAATGCGGTCGAAGTAAATATGGCGCGAGTTCTCTGTGAAGCTGTCAGCAGGAAGCTACGTGAATTAAGAAAAGTGGCAGCATAAATTAATTCAAAAATGAATAGAAAGGAATCATATGAAAGAATCTGTTTTAAGTGAAATACGTGATACATTGTTTGGTAAGATTCCCACCGATGAGATATCAACAGTTATTGATTCAATATCATTCTGCTTGAGAAATTACGAGATTATGGCTAAAGAAACTTCAGTAGTAGTCTATGATAATTCCGATTCGCAGATTATTAGTAAATTCTTCATAGCTAAAGCTGTGGAAGGATTATGTCAAAGTTCATTAGATTACTATCGTATCATATTAAGAGCGTTTATCATACAAGTAGGAAAACACATCAAGGAAATCGTCACCGATGATGTCCGTGTCTATTTAGCCTATAAGAAGATTAATAAATGCAGTGATAATACTCTTAACAACATTCGAAGAACTTTAAGCAGTTTCTTTACTTGGTGTACAGAAGAAGGTATCCTTGATAGAAATCCAATGCTTAGAATCAAGGGAGTGAGACAAGTGAAGAAATTGAAGAAACCTTTAAGTGAAGATGACATGGAGAAACTAAGGTCTTTGGCAAAAACAAAGAGAAATAAGGCGATAATCGAGTTCTTGTTTTCTACCGGCTGCCGTGTTTCTGAAATGGTTAACGTGAACCGTAATGATGTAGATTGGCAAAATGCGCAGGTCGATGTGCTTGGAAAAGGGCGCAAGTACCGGACTGTTTATTTGTCTGCCCGCTGTAAAATAGCTATGAAAGAATATGTTGATTCAAGAACAGATGATTTAGAAGCCCTATTTTTATCTGATTATGAGGGGATGTGCCAGCAGATAAAAGAAATGAATAAACTATCCCGGATATCCAAGGGAGCAGTTGAAATCATGTTAAGGAATCTAGGGAAGAAGGCTGGTATATCCAATGTACATCCACATAGACTCAGGAGAACCGCGGCAACTACAGCCCTAAAACGAGGAATGCCAATAGAACAAGTACAAAAGATGCTAGGGCATGAGAGCATTGAGACAACTACTATTTATGCGCAATCAACCAATGATGAAGTAAAGTTAGCCCATGAAAAATTTATTATTTGACATAAACAAGATGCTAGGAATAGCAGATAGTTATCAGGCACCAGATAGGATTATGAATATTTTATTTGGTGAAGAATCTACTCGCATACAGGTATTCAAAGACTTTTTAGATTACTTCAAATGTGATGTTAGTTATGACTGGTTCCATGAATACTTTGAAGATGAACATGCCGACCGAAAGAATAACAAGCAGGATTTTACGCCTAAATGCCTTTCAACTTTGGTTGCTAAACTATTAGGTTCTGATACGGGCGTAACCTATGAGCCCACTGCCGGGACTGGCGGAATGCTTATCTCAAATTGGTACAATCACCGGAATAGTATCAGTTTCTTAGATTACAAACCTAATGATCATTTGATAGTATGTGGTGAGTTGTCAGACAAAACAGTGCCTTTTCTTCTTTTCAATTTATCTATAAGGGGAATATCTGGAATAGTATTTCATGGTGATACATTGAGAAACGATTATAAGGCGGCGTATATATTAACTAATAAATTCAATTCACCTTGTGACTTTTCAACAGTTACAAGATTGAAATAACCTTCAAATAAAGAATAGATATGAATAGAATTATATGCAAGGCAGGCGTATTAAGTAAAACAATTCGATTGCTACCATTTATAACAATTTACGCAAATCCCATGAAAGTTGGTTGGAAAGATTTTGCGATTGATATAGGATGGTTATGTTTCGCTATTGGAATTAGATTTAAAGAACCCTCAAAATAGAATAAACTTGAACCTAATGCTGTATAGGCAAGCGTAATGGAATATGTGTGACTGTTTTGATAAAGTAGAAGCGAATTTGAAAGAAAAGACTGGTGACCCGGAAGCATCTTTAAATTATATGTACGCCATGCCGTCTTTTGAAAAGAAGCCAGTAATAGAAGCAACTTACCGGAAAAAGAAAAAGGATGGTACATTTAATAAAACGGAGAGTACTATATCTATTGCTTATCCTTTTTGCCCGTTTTGCGGAAAGAAATTATCAGAGGAAAAATAATTCAAATCAAAGATAGAAAGGAATAAAAGTATGACAACTAAAGAACAAGCAGCCCGCAAATACGCTCTAAGTGAGCATCACGGAACCGGTCATTATACAGATATACAACTTGAAGATATCAAGGAATATGCATATCTACAAGGGGTTGAATTTTCCCATGAGTGGATTCCTGTTGATAAAGAACTACCGGACGGTGAAATACCTTGTATTGTTAGAAATAAAGTCGGAAATCTATGTATCTGCTTTATGAAGTACACTACAATGAAAGACGGAAGTCGTAGCCCCATCGGGTGGTTCAATTATTGGTATGGGAAAAATGAAACACGTACAAACGGTCCAATTCGGGCTACAATAACTCATTGGAGATACGTTGAACAGTAATGAGTATAACATTCAAATTAGAATAAAAATGAGCGAAAATAAGAAACCGTGCCCCCAGTTCCCTTATTGGGGTGCACATTACCCGGATGCCTGTTGTGTTGATGGGAAACTGTATGACCTTGACAGATGCGATGAAAACGGAAATCTGTACGAACCTATCGACGATATTCCATGCCCATTTTGTCAGACAGAGGATTTTATTGAATTAGACCCGTTTAGTTGGGTAGACCATTTTTGCGAGGCAATGGAAGAGAACGGAGATACCATCACCGACTCTATGGAGCAGCTTGCTAAACAAAAGGCAAGGCAATCCTATCTTGATTGGATTGAGAAAATGAAAGAAAAATATACGTAAAAATAAAGAAATGAAGAAGATACTAATAATCTGCGCACTTCTCGCCATGATGGTTGGATGTGCATCACCGAGAAAGTCGGTTGAGAATCACCCAGTAAAGGAATCACATCAGCCGGATGCGCTGCCGGGTAATAAAGAGAATCGCTTTATGAAGCAATTTCGGCAAGCTGATTCAGTGTTTAACGAAAAATACAATATAAAAGGATATGGGATGTGATTGTTGCTCTAAGTCTAACTACGGACAAGATAAATGCTCTGCCAGTAGAGCTTATAGGGATTGTTTTTGCGGTGTGATCCATGATAACGAGCGAGAAAGATATGAAGAGATGTCACCTCATCGAAAAAAGGCTATCTCCAAGCGTAGAAAAAAGAATAAAAACAAGAAAACTCACAGGGGATAACCCTCAATACGGAATGGTAATGAATATGAGAACAATAAAATTCAGAGGTAAAAACTTATATAATAACGAATGGATATTTGGTGACTTGATTCAGTACGAAAGTGGTGAAATGGCTATTTTCAGCAAGAAACTTTCCCAATATGGATGCGAAGCTACTGAAATGTTTAATAGAAGTAAGGTAGAAACTACAACTGTGGGACAATTCACAGGCTTATTCGACAAAAACGGAAAAGAAATCTATGAAGGGGATATTCTTCACACTATTACATTTGGTTTTAATCCAGAAGAATATACAGCTATTATCCTATATCGTAATTGTAGTTTTCAACTCTCTAATGGTCGAAATTTATTCTATTTCGGGCAATCTGATCTTACAAAAATGGATGATACTATCGTGATTGGCAACATTTACGATAACCCGGAATTAATCAAGGAGGAATGACAATGAAGAAAATCATGTTCAACGATAAGTACGGCTTAACCCAGGCTGTACTAGATGGTCGGAAGACTATGACGAGAAGGATTTGTAAATACGATAGACCTGATGAAACTTACGACATCGTATTTCCTGTCTTTGAGCCTAAAGATTATGATGATAATGGGAATATAATATCCCCTTTATATGGCGCCTTCGGCTGGAAAAACAAAGAAGGTAATTTCACAGGATGGAATATTTCCAAGTACAAGGTTGGCGAAGTCGTAGCGATTGCACAAAGCTACAGGGATTCAGGCTATACCCCAGACTCATTAGATAGACATCCGAAAGATTTGAGTATTCGTGGTCTTATGAAGGATTCCGCAGGATGGAATAACAAGATGTTTGTTAAGTCGTATGCTTGTAAACATCACATAAAGATAACCAATATAAAAGTAGAACGCCTACAGGAAATATCCGATGATGATTGTTTGAAGGAAGGGATATTTGAATGGAATGCCGGCCAGAAAGATATTCCTTTCTATTCATTTTCGTATGCAGACATTCCCGACTATTTTAGCCCTCGTGATGCTTTTGCTGACTTGATAGACAAAGTATCCGGCAAAGGTACATGGGAAGAAAACCCATTTGTGTGGGTGTATGAATTTAAGCTGTTTGACTAATAACAAAGATAGAAATGAAGGAAATAGAATTGAAAATAGCTGAAATATTAGGGCGTGTTGCTCTTGATAATGATATGAAGATTCCTGATGATATTCAGCGATTAGCGAGAGCTACAAGGTATTTGGCTATTCAGCTAGAGAAAAATACTAGAGATGTGGATATGTCACAGGATATTATGAAATATACGGTAGTTATATTGGATAATACTATTGCGAAAGTTGTATCAAAAGATGCTAGAGCAGTGTGTGAAACAGTAAGAACTGACACAGTAACAGCTATAAGAGCAGATGGATAAAGATATGTATTCAAAATATATAAAAAAGAGAAATGGATAAAATGAAGATTATCATTCCCCACGAGGGAGTAAACGAAATTCCAGAAGGCTTTAAACCTGTTATGACAAGTGAAGGTAAGTTAGTTGCCATTGTTCCGGAAGGAATGCATACGAGGGATGCGTATTGGATAAAGACTGAAAGGATTATTCCGGTTGTAGATTGGGAACAACGACGTTTTGAATTGGCGAAAGCTGCTATGCAAGGATTCTGCGCTAATTCGCATGATAGTATTGCAATAGCGGTAGATTCTAAGACCGTGTCTGAATGGTCCGTTGGGTTTGCAAATACCATGATCGAAAGGTTGAAGGGGGATTATGGATCAGTAAGCCAATTGATTGAATCGGTGAAGTCTGGTAATAGACCATCTTTTATCGGAGTTCTTTTAAGTGAATCCCAGATTGAAGAGTTGTGGTCTTATGTGGATGATGAATACTATAACAATGTATTAAAGTCCCGGCTGAAAAAAAATAATTAGCTATCTGTGGTTAATATTTGTAAACATTCTATATTCGTTTTCTAGCAACTTTTTTACACGTGGCTTATTGATGTATTGTGTTGTTTGCTTTCTGATTATTCCGTTCTGTAAAAGATTGATCGTCCGATTTTGCTCACTGATAGTCATACTTAATACAATGATTATAAAGATAAGTGCTATATAACCCAAAACGATTAAACACACTACTTCTTTATTGAAATGGAAGAAATCTCTGAAAGTTCTAAAGTTGCTCATGCTTGCTATGTTTTTTAAAGAACGTGCCCGAAAATAACTACGCCCTTCATAGAGGTGCGGCAAACAACCCAACAAGGAAGCATAGATACAACGGGCACGTATATTGTGATAATGCAATACACGAACACCGTCCATTCTATTTCCTTGTTTTGAAAATTGCCGCTTTCTATGAAGGAGAGACTGAACGTCAATCGATACTCTATTTGAGTATCGGTGCAAATTTAATAAAAAGATTACAAAAACTTATCATTATGGATGCAAAACAATTTTTCAAGAGAGTTTCTTACATGCGGAAACTTCAAAAAGAATATTTTAAAACTCGTTCGTCTGCCATTTTGAGACAATGTAAACAGGTGGAGAAAGAGATAGACGATGAGATCGAGAGAGCGAATAAGATAGTTACAGAACAGCAACAGCCAAAACTTTTTTGATTATGAAGCGAATTCCGTTTAATACTACTGATGCCGACATCTTTCCTCGTATAGCTAAAGTTGCAAAAGGGGGGACGTTTGACGGCTCTGCGCAGACTGATTACCTTGAAAGCTGCCGGTGGTTCGTAGAGCGATATGATTGTATTATCATTCTCACTCGTGATGTTGGATATCATACATCTGGTTGGTGGAAGAACCCAGACTACGAACGTTGTTATCATTTGTCTATCTCCTTTCCCGGTGGACGGGATATTAGGAAGTTAGGACACGTGCTGGAAAAGTTCTTCGGGAATAATCGTCGTTTATTGTGGTGTGAACCTCCATATAGTAAGCAGGGTAAACAGGTGGAAGTGTATCATTATCGTTTGTTTTGTGATGAGAATTGGCAACCAATAATGCCGCGCGGAGAAGTCTATTCTAAACAGTTTACCGAACTGGGGTGGAAATCATATTCAGAACTACATAGTAGAAACCAATAACAAATAGTAATTATGAAAAAAGAACAAACCAAAGTTTATGTATTGATGCTTTCTAAGGAGTTTCCTAAAGAGCATCCGAAAGCCGGAGAACAAACCGGATTCAAAGAAAAGTTAGAGCTGGCGTTGAAAGCGCAAGAACAAGCAGAAGAATGTACTACCTGCGGTGGTGACTGTAAAACTTGCTATTGTCCTTCTGCTTCCGGAATAATGAAGGTACATACTATTCGTACCAATATGGAACGTTGGTCGGGAATAATGCAGAAAGTGCAGGAAGGGAAAACTGTTATCTCTGTCCGGCAATGGAAAGGTAGGCCCTATGAAAAAGGGAATGTTCAGGTAGAACTATTCTGTCTCGGCAAAGATGATGGCGTAGGATTACAGACATTGAGCGTCATGGAGTACACCGATGCTGACGACGGGATAGAACGTGCCGTTTATTGTATCGACGGGAAGCCAATGCCAATGCTTACTCTGAAACAAATAGCGGAGAACGACGGGCTGACTGTTGAAGATTGGAAAGCGTGGTTTACTGGTATGTCGTTTGCTGAACCACTGCCGATCATCCACTTTACCAAATTTAGATATTGATTATAAACCATTTAAAGAGTTACAATTATGCAAGACATTGAGAAAAATTCAATGCTCCTTAAAGAAGGACAAGTAAAGAAACCAAGTTATCAGAACTTCTCAATAACTCGGAAACGGAAAAGAAACCGACAGTTGCAAAGCTGAATCCTGCAATCATAGTCCCGTCCCCATTGAAACGAAAGCGATTAAACGATGAATTGATTGCAGAGCTAAATGCTACCTATGAACGTCCGGCTATTTGCCGGGATGAACACGGAGAGTACAAAGAAGGTGCTTTCCTGCACGGTTCAAATCTGGTAATAACAAGCATATTGGAAGGACGTTGGCATCTGACTGTAAAGTCCGACAAACCACTTTCTATCTATGAGATAAAAGCTGCCAGGTACAAGTTTATTCCGGACGATGCTTACATGACACTTGTTTTCCCGAAAAGGTCGGAACTGGAAAAGTTTACTTCTCCACACAGTATGCAAATGATAGAGATTCAAGTCACCCAAAAAGAATAATTTTTTGAGAGGGGGGGACTATAGGGGGGGAGAGGTGGTATTTTGTATAGTTTAAAAAGATAGTTTGAAGATGATTAAAAAATACGCTTTTGTTATCGGCATAGATACCGGAGTAAATACCGGAGTTGCCACATGGAATGTTACTGCAAGAAAGTTTGAGTTGATAAAGACTACTTCAATTCATAAAGCAATGATGTATGTGATAGAAATGTATAAAACGTACGGAGGAAGTATGTTAGTTCGTGTTGAAGATGCGCGATTAAGAACCTGGTATCAATCTAGTTATAAGACAAGAGAAAAAGAAAGGGATATGTTGCAAGGTGTTGGATCAGTTAAGCGTGACGCAAAGATATGGGAGGATTTTCTTACTGATGTTGGTATACCCTTTGAAATGATTCATCCTAAGGATTCAATAACTAAAGTCAATGCTTTGACATTCAGGAATATAACTAAATACGATAAACCGACGAATGAACATTCTCGTGATGCTGCGATGCTTGTGTTTGGGTATTAGACAGTAGGTTGATATTGGATATTATGCGTTTGTTAGACGAACTTATATTTAAAAGAGCGTTTAATAAACGCATTTTATTTATATTTGCGTGGAAATGACAGATGTTACATCTTAAAAATTAGTGTGAAAATGGAAGGATTATCAAGTTTAGAGGGTTGGGCACTGATAGCAACGTACTTTGTTGCGATGATGTTGCTCGTAGTGTTTCTACGAAAACACAAAAAGACGAAAGAAGAGTTTTTGGTTGCGAATCGGTCAATGCCTTGGTTATTGACAGCTTTTTCAATGGCTGCCACATGGGTATGGGCTCCATCGATGTTTGTTGCTTCGGAAAAGGCATACACACAGGGGCTTGTTGGCGTGTTCTGGTTTGTTGTGCCAAATGTATTTACATTGATACTGTTTGCTTTCTTTGCCAATAAGATGCGTAAGCTTCGGCCAGAAGGATGGACGTTCTCGGACTATATTCGTGAGAAGTATTCGAAACGTTGCCATAATCTGTTTTTGATAGAATCGTTCGGGCTGCAGACGATGAGTTTTGCCGTTCAGCTTCTTGCCGGAGCTACCATCTTTTCAAAGATTACAGGTATATCGTTCACCGCTACAACGATAGTGATGGCGCTATGTCCTCTGTTATATACGTTTGCAAGCGGTATTCGGAGCAGTATTATTACTGACTTCTGGAAGATGCTTTGGATAGTGATTGTTTTATTGTTAGGACTGCCAATTATGTTTTCAAGTGCCGGGCCGGAAGCGCTGTTTAATGGTCTGGGAGGTGTTAGTGGTGGTTTCTCTGATTTGTTTTCAGGTAACGGACTAATGGTTACTTTGTCCTTCGGTATTCCTACAACGATAGGTTTACTATCTGGGACGTTTGGCGACCAGATGTTCTGGCAGCGGGTGTTTTGTGTGAAAGCTGACAAAGTGAAGCGCACAATGATAACCGCTGCCTTTATTTTTGCCGTTGTACCTATTTCCTTGGCGGTATTTGGCTTTTTTGCAGCCGGAACAGGTTTGGCTATATCCGACACACAACTGACAAATGTAGGGGCTGTAATGGCTTTCTGCCCGAAATGGTTCTTGTATCTGTTCTTTGTACTTATACTTTCTGGTTTGATATCAACCGTTGATAGTATTATTAGCGCAGTGAGTTCCGTTGCCGGACATGATGTAGTGAAGCGGTTAGCTATGAACAAGAAATGGCATGAACGGATTCAGAAGAATATTTTTCTCTTTATCCTTTTTGCGAATGAAGTACGGGCAGCTCGGTTTGCAATGATCGTTGTAACCGTCTCCGCTATTCTGATCGCGAACATTCCTGGTCTAACTATCCTGTATCTTTTCTTGCTGTACGGGACGCTACGTTCGTCTGTAATGCTTCCGACAGTGTTTGCTATTCTCGGCAAAAGAATGAGTGAAAGAGGGCTGTTCTACGGCATCCTAACAAGCATGATTGTAGGTTTACCAATATTCGCTTACGGAAACTTTGCAGGAAGTATCCCGATGATTGTGTTGGGGTCGCTCTTCACTATCCTTGCATCTGGGCTTATGGCTATTCGTCGTAAACCTTTGAAGCGTGGCTCAATGGAGGTGGCTATAAAGATAGATCGAACCGAAATGGACAAACGTATTGCAGGGATGAAAGCAGTACATGGTGAATACTTAGCTTGTGCAGAAAAGATGGAAACTCACATTCGTACATTTAGAGCATTGACCGAATCTGCAAGAGGAACAGCGAGGGATATAAGAAAATCAGTTTCTCAATACAAACAATTACAGGGGAAGAAGTCACTGAATAGAAAAAAATCACGTAGAAAATGAGAAAGCTATTTATCATCATTACATTGGTTGCCGTATCATTAGCAGCTAAAGCACAGGTTTACGACGGTATTACTCAACCGACCAAGTTCCGGATATTTATGCCGGTCACTACATCTTTGGAGGGTAACGGTTCTACCGTTGCTCCTTTTGTCAGTTATCGAGCAGATGTTGCCAAGTGGTTCTCTGTTACTCCGGTCATTCAATACAACATGAATACCGAAGCTGTGTCTTTGAGCGCCTGGTTGAATGTAAACTACCAGCAGCGAGTTTACCTTCTGACCAGGTCCACGTACAACACGAAAGCAAAGATGTTCACCGAAACATTGTCCGGCACAATAAAACTCCCTGCCGGGTTTATGGTGGATGCGACATGGGATAATCTATATAACGGTCGGAAGTTCCTGAGTGGTGATCGATTGCAGGTACTCGGAGGTCTGGATTATGGACGCTTCGTTTTCAATGCCGGATATTCCATGCGTGCGCTGCCAGGATTTGTGGCAAACATCCGATTCAAGGTAACACAGTATAATTGGCTACAACTGAAATACGATGAAGGAGCAAAGGCTTTCATTACAAGTGTGGCTCTACAATTCAATGAGCTATGAAAACAGTTCTGGGTAAAAAACAGAGTTCATCGCATTCGGACTGGCTTCGGGTGTTTTCCAATATCGAGCAGTTTGTATCGAAGCAGGAAACCGACAATCTGATTGACCGTTTAGTCGAACAAGTGAAACCGTGTGTCCGTGGAAAACATGTTGCTTATGGATGGAGTGGTGGAAAAGACAGCATCGCTCTTGGTTTCATAATGGAGCAGGCCGGAGTACATGACTGTTTGCTCGGACGCTGCAATCTGGAATATCCGGCTTTCCTGCAATGGATAGAAAACAACCATCCGGCAGGATTAGAAGTAATCAACACATGGCAGGACCTTGAATGGTTGGCGGCACATCCCGAAATGCTTTTCCCGAATGATTCTTCTTTGGCTGCAAAGTGGTTTAACATAGTTCAACATCGAGCGCAGGATATCTATGTGAAGAAACACAAGGTAGATGTTCTTTGCCTTGGTCGGAGAATACAAGACGGGAACTATGTAGGGCCAGGCGGAATGTACACCAATGCAAAGGGTGTCACCCGTTTTTCTCCTATTGCTGACACTAAGCATGAGGAAATTCTTGCGATCATCCACTATTATCATCTTCCACTACCACCGATTTACACATGGCCTCGTGGCTTTCGTGTCGGGACGCATTGTTGGGCTGCTCGTCAGTGGTGCGGCAGCGTGGAAAATGGTTTTAGGGAAGTTTACGAAATAGATAGTAGCTTGGTAGAGGAAGCTGCTAACTATATACCTTCTGCGAGGCTGTTCTTGCAGGGGAAAGTTTAATCAATAAAATTTTGTGTAGGAATGAAAAGGAAGTTAGAAACAAAGAAAGTACTCCTGTCAGAATTGAAGGAGTTTCCGGGTAATCCAAATGTGCATCCGGAGGAACAAGTTAAGGCTATTGCCGAAAGTATGGAACGATACGGACAGTATTATCCAATCATCGTTGATGAAAACATGATGGTTCTTTGCGGCCATGGCAAGAAAAAGGCTTTGGAATATCGTGGAGAGAAAGAGGCTTCTATTACGGTCATGTATGGTCTGACCGATAAGGAGAAGAAGAAACTCGTTCTGGAAGATAATAAAATTCAAACGATGTCCCATGTAAACTTCGGTGACATGGAGAAGATTATCAAAGAAATCGGGGACGTTGATATCATCGGTTTTACTCCGGAATATTTGGATGCAATCATCAACGAAGTTAGCTCTGACAACATGGGGGTGAATTTTGCAGAACCGGCAAAAAGGGCACAACAGTTCACACCGGAGAAGGAAGCAGCCGACAATAAAGAGGTAGATGAAATTGAAGCCGGTATGCAGACAGCCCGTACAATGGTGTGTCCGCATTGTGGCAAGGAAATAACAATTTAATCATAGAGCTATGGATAAGAATGTAGATTTATTCAAACCACTTCGGGAGATTCAGTTTGTGGACCGGGATAAGGTGAAGCCGAACGACTATAATCCTAATAAGGTTCTGGAAAAGAATTTGAAACTGTTAATGCAGAGCATCCTTACTAATGGATTCTGCTTTCCTATTGTCGTGCGTTCGGATTTTACGATCATTGACGGATTTCACCGTTGGCTCGTTTCCGGTAGGGAACCGTTAAAGTCAATGCTCGGTAATAAGATTCCTGTTGTAGTAGTGGCACATAAAGACGAAAGTCAAGATATGTACGGCACGGTTACTTTTAATCGCGCACGTGGTACTCACATGCTTGAACCTATGGAGAATATAGTGAAATCTTTGTTGGAGAAGGGTAAAAGTGTGGCAGAAATTTCAAAAGAGATCGGGATGAGTGAAGAAGAGATTTTCCGTCTATCAAAAATTGATCGGGAGGAATTCTTAAAGCTCATGACTAAACGTACTCAAAGATTTAGTAAAGCTCAAATCATTCGTAGATGTACATAAAGGAATTGGATATAAATGTTGTTGAAGCAGCCGAGCGCAGGATTCTCGAAGCCTTCAATAAGAATCAAAAAGTTGCCGTCAGTTTTTCTGGCGGCAAAGATTCTATATGTATGTGTGATATGTTGGTAAAGACTATGCAGAAATACTCCATTCCTTTTAACCGCATTATCGTAGTATTCTTTGATGAAGAAGCCATTTATCCAGATGTTGAGCAGATAGCACTTGAGTGGCGTTCACGATTCATGTCTCTTGGAGCAAAATTCTATTGGTTCTGTTTGCCTATAAGACACTATAATTGCTGCAATAGGTTAGCGAATGATGAGAGCTTTATCTGTTGGGAACCGGGCAAAGAAAGTGTGTGGGTGAGACCTATGCCTAAGTTTGCTATTCGCAATCACTCAATGTTCCGTATGGGAATGTCGTATCAAGAGTTTGGAGCTAAGATTTTCAAAAGTGTTCCTCCAATGGTTGGTTTGCGGATGGCAGAATCCATTCAGCGCAGGCAGTCTATCGCTTCAATTAGGACTTCACATTTCCTTTACCCTTTGTACGATTGGAGAGATTGCGATATATGGCTATATATCAAGCTGTATAATCTCACTATCCCAATGACATACATTTACTTGTATAAGACAGGTGTTCCTGCAAATAAATTACGTATTAGCCAATTCTTTAGTATTGATACGATCAAATCATTGCCAAAGGTCATGGAGTTTTATCCGGACCTATATCAACGGGTGATTCGTAGAGAGCCGAACGCTGACCTTGTAATGCTGTATTGGGACACCGATATGTTCCGGAGTTCTAAGCAGGATCGGAAGTTTGAGTTGGATAAGGACAAAGATTATCGTATCATATTCCGAGATGCAATGAAAAAAGCTGCGTCACATCCAGACTTGTATCCAGGTTATGAAACAGCAAAGAAACTATATGCTAAGATGTCCGGTAGAGAATCTTCTAAAACGTGTCAATTGTCTTATCAGTTATTGATAGCGGGAGACCCGAAGAAACGTTCCTATCGTGCTATTTTGGGGGCTATTTATAAAGAAAGGGGAGGAGGAGTATAAAATGCCTAAGGCCGAAGAGGACATTCAGAAAGATAAAGAAAAGTTGCTCGATTCATTGAAGGAATGTAGCGGTATTGTCACGTTTGCCTGTGAGAAGGTTGGACTCTCACGACAGACGTTTTATCGTTGGTATCGTGAGGATGCGGATTTTAAAGAACGTGCTGATGCTATCAATGAATTGCAGATTGATATTGCCGAGGCCTCCCTTCTGAAAAAGATACAGAAGGGAGATACTACGGCTATCATTTTCTATCTGAAAACCAAAGGCAAAAGTAGAGGATATACAGAACGTAAAGAGATTGTTGCTCCGGATGGAGTAGGGGTGCAGGTAACAAGCAAAGATTTTGATGTGTCGAAGTTATCAGAGGAAGAAAGAAAAGTATTGTTGAGCATTGCGGAGAAGCAGGATAAAGCAGCAAAAGAGTGAGTTTAGGTCAGGTAGATATATTGAGCATGGCAAGAGCCGTTCAGGCGGATGAATGTAGGAGATCTTTTTTCTACTTCGTGAAAACGTTTTGGGCGGTTATTATACCGGAAACTCCGGTATTTAATTGGCATATTCCGTATCTGTGTGAAGAACTTCAAGAACTATCTGGCTATATCGTACGCAGGGAGAAGAAGCCCTATGACATAATAATCAATATTCCTCCTGGTTCCACCAAATCAACTATTGTCACAATTATGTGGCATGCATGGCTTTGGACACAGGATGCACGGTTGAGAATTATTTCAAACTCCTATTCGGGTGATTTGTCGTTAGAACACGCTTCGAAGTCGAAGGACATCATCACTTCGGACTTGTATCGTACTTTGTTTCCGGAAGTGGTGATAAGACACGATAAGTCCGGTAAAGGTAGCTATGAGAATATAAAGGGAGGCGCCAGATATTCTACTTCGACAGGTGGTACAATTACCGGAAAGCATGCGCATGTGATTATCAACGATGACCCCGTAAATCCGAAACAGGCAGAATCTCCAGCGATGAGACTGCAGGCAAATGACCATACGAAAACACTATCATCTCGTAAGGTTGATAAAAAGAATACTCCGATGGTAACTATCATGCAGCGTTTGCATGACGATGATGTGACTGGATATCTGTTGAAAAAGAAAAAAGATAAGATTCGACATATATGCCTACCGGCAGAAGTTTCCGACCGTGTTAATCCTCCAGAATTAAAGAAACGATATATCGATGGGCTTCTTGATCCGGTTCGCATTGATCGGGAAGTAATTGATGAAGCAAAAGTAGACCTTGGTAGTCGTGGATATGCTGGGCAGTATGAACAAGCCCCTTCGGTTGAAGGTGGTAACATTGTTAAGGCAAGTTGGTTCGGGCATATACCAATGTCGCAGTTTCTTGCTGTTCGTGGTGGTGCTCCGATACATTTCTTCCTTGATACAGCATACGATGAAAAGAAAGCAAAAACGGATAATGACCCTTCCGGAATCCTTGCCGCATGTAGAATACAGAACAATTTATACTTGTTCCATGCACAGAAGGTCTGGAAGGAGTTTCCAGAATTAATGAGGTTCATCCCGGACTATGTGCGGGCACATGGGTACGATAGTCGCAGTACGATACGAATAGAACCGAAAGCGAATGGTATAACGGTCATTCAAGCAGTTAAGAAGTACACGAGACTGAATGTAACCAGAACACCTGCACCGACAGATAGCAAAGAAGTTCGGTTACATGGTGTCTCTCCTAAGATTGAGTGCGGTCGGGTGATATTGGTTGAGGGTGATTGGAACGAAGAGTTTACAGATGAGGTAAGTCAATTCCCGGCAAAGACGCATGATGAGTATGTAGATATTCTAGTTTATGCAATCAATTATCTTCTGGATGATTCCTATGTCGAATTATCGGAAGAGGATGAAGATAATATTTTAAGTGCTTTAGGTGGTTAATTTTTTAATATTGTAATTATGGGATTGTTTAATTGGATTGTTAATGGTGTGAATGCGGCTGTTGGTCGCAATCAAGAGTTTGAACAACTTTTGAAAGCAAAGGATGTTAGCCGTGCTTTGTCTCAAATGACGGATAACTCTGCGAAGGTTGAAGCTGCTTTGAAGGTTTATGATACACAGCAGCATGAGGTGATGAATAGACCGAGTAAGGCTGTCTTTGGTAAGAAGGACCCAGTGACGGGAAAACGTAAGTTTCTCCGTTATGATGAGAAATGGAAGATTCCTATTCCATATCCGGTTTTTATCAATGAAATGGCTCTTGTATTCTTGTATGGCCGTCCTTTGAAATGGACGCAATCATCTAAAGGTACGGATAGGGCTTTTTCCCGTTATATTGATTTGATTAAAAGCACCAGATTCAATGCGAAGATTCGTGAGGCAAAGCGTCTTGCCGGTGCAGAGGGACAAAGTGCTTTGCTCTTTCATACATACCGGAACGATGAAGGTAAACCGGATTGCTTGATTAAAGTTGTGGCTAAAAGTCTGGGTGATGATATATACTTCCGGAAAGACCAATTCGGACGAATGATGTGTTTTGCTCGTGGGTATAACTTGCAGGAGGTTGGCGGTGAAATCAAATATCATGTTGATATACACACAAAGAAGATGATATATCACTGTAAGCGTAACGCTATGGGATGGGACATTGAAGAAGAAGTAAACCGTGCAAAGAAAATATGTGTGGTCCTTTTTGAGCAGGAGCCGGAGTGTGCAGGTGTTGAGCCGATGATGCACCGCAAGGAAATGATGGTAAGCCGAAGAGCCGACGTAAACGACCGATTCTCTGACCCTGCATTGGTTGCAGATTCGGATATTGTTAATTCTTTGCCAGAAAAGGGAGAGGATAGTAAGCTGTTCATTTTGAAGCCCTCAATGGATGGTGCTAAGAAACCAGAAATGAAGTATCTCACGTGGGATAATGCTCCGGAAAACCAGAAGCAGGAAAGCGAGGAATTGGACGATAAGATTCACCGTTTTTCTTTTACTCCTAAGATTGACTTTGATACGATGAAGAGTCTTTCCCAGATTTCGGCTAAAGCATTGAAACAACTTATGCTCTTGGCTGTAATCAAGGCAGACAAGCACAAGGAAAAGCACGACGAATATGCAGACCGTATCACCAGTGTTTTCATAGCGATTATCGGTAATGTTTTGGATATCTCTCTTCGGGATGAGTGTGATAATCTGGTTGTGGAGCACGAGTTTCAAGAGCCATTCGGTGAAGATATAGAGTCTGTGCTTAATAATCTGATTAAGACAAAGAATGCCGGTGGTATGTCTGACGAAACCTTTATTGAAATGAATCCTATCATTAAAGATGCTACTCTGGAAAAAGAGCGTTTAAAAGCGCAACATGAGCAGGAGTTGCAGGAAGAGAAGGACCGGTATAAACAAGATATTTTCGGTAGCGCAGAATAAAGGACATGGCAAAGATTGATGGAAACAAGTATAAACGGGCATTACTCCAACGTACCGAAGGATATGCTGCAAACGTCCGGGCAATCTACCTGGATGTGATGGAGCAGCTTATCTCTTTAGCGTTGGAGGTAGAGCCAATCTATGACGCTAAGAGCCCGTTTGTTTTTGCCGACTATCCTACTATTTCCGACAAAGCAAACGTTCTGCTACGGGAACTGTACAGCCGTGTATATCAAACTATGCAGTTTAGTATTGCCAACGAATGGGAGCAATCCAATTTGAAGTCAGATGAACTTGTCCGGTCTGTATTTGGGAAGAAAGCCATAGATAACAAGCATTTCGCTCGATTCTTTGAACGCAACAAGAAAGCTATGGATGCTTTCTTCTCCCGTAAGTCGGAGGATGGTGGTTTGAACCTTTCTCAACGCATTTGGAAGTATGAAGGTCAGTTCCGGCAGGAAATGGAGATGTCCATTGATTGTTTCATAGGGCAAGGGATGTCTGCCAATACCATGGCTACAAAGATAAAACAATATCTAAATGAACCGGATAAATTGTTTCGCCGGGTACGGGATAAGCGCGGAGAACTTGTTCTTTCCAAAAACGCAAAGGCTTATCATCCGGGCAGGGGGCAATATAGAAGCAGCTACCGAAATGCTCAACGTCTGGCAAGGTCTGAACCTAATATTGCATATCGGACTGCCGATCATGAAAGGTGGGGCCAGCTTGATTTTGTTGTAGGGATTGAAATAAAACTCTCAAAGAATCATCCGGAAAAGGATATTTGTGATAAACTTGCAGGAGTATATCCAAAAGATTTCAAGTTTACGGGATGGCACTCTAACTGTATGTGTCATGCAATCAGCGTACTTGCTTCGGATGATGAGATTGATCTGTTAACCGACAAGATTCTTGCCGGAGAGGACACCGCGGACTTCAAGTCGAAGAATGAAGTAACAAAACTACCTGATGAGTTCCATTCATGGATGCAGGAGAATGAGGAACGAATTGAAAAGGCAAATAACCGTGGTACTCTTCCATATTGGATAAAGGATAATCCGCAATACACAGGTGTTAAAGTAAAAGCAATGAATACTGGTGAGCGGAATGATATTCGGAAGAAGTCAAAGGAGAAATATCAATCGTATGATGAGAAGTGGGATAGGGCGTATTTCGATGAGTTCAGTGGTGGCTTTAATGTCTATCATCAGGAACATCAGTTCACCAACACACAGGGTGGTGGTGATGCTGAAAAGATGGTTGGTAAGTTATTAGCAAAAAATAACGGAAAACAGGTGGAGTTCCTACCGGAGAATGGCAAGGGCAAAGGCGTACCAGATTTAATATTCGACGATCATACGTGGGATGTGAAATACATTGATAACGCCAATGAGAATACTATTCGAGCATATATTAAGGATGCGCGGAAAGCCGACAGGGCTATTTTCTACTTCACTAATGATAAGTATCAGGAGCTTCGTTCAGCCATAAATCGAGAGGTCGGACGCTTTAAAGGGATGAATAGGTTAGGCGAACTTCCGGATATTTACTACATGGATAAAGAGGGATTGCTAAAACTGTTGTGGAAGTTATAGGTATTATTAAGGTAATTGATTGTTTTTATATTTATCTTTGTAAAAAAGAAAAAAGTATGGATAGAGCATTATCATGGAGTGCTATTAGTGCACTTATAACTTTTGCTATTCAGCAAGTAGTTAAAACTGTTTTGGATATTATAAAAAGCCGTTCAGAGATTGTTTTTAGCAAACTTCATCAAGAGCGTGCGGAAGTTGTTAAGCAACTATTTCAGAAATTGACAATCTTGCAGCAAACTTTAATTGATTTAACTAGTATGGCGCAAATAGCAGACAAGAGTGAATCAAAAGAGGATATTCAAAAACGGTTGAATAAACAATTTAATCAAGCATATATTGAAGCATTGAATCTATTTTCTTTAAATAGAATCTTTTTATCACATAATTTGTGCGATAAAATTAATGGTTTATTATCTGAAATCAGAGTGGCTGCTTTAGATTATGAGGATTCATGTAGTACAATAGAAGGTGGTATTAAATGTAATAGTAAAGAATTGATTGCGAATGGAACAAAAGAAAAACGGCAAATTAGAGAACTGGTACGTAATGAACTGTCTGATTTGTTGAATGAGTTGGAAGCAGAATTTAGGAAGCTTCTTGGCGTAAAGAACAAAAAATAGGAACAGAAACTGTATTATCTTGTTTTTAAAAAAGAATATTAATCACATTAGTTCTAGTTTATATGAAAGACATTCGGAGTGATATATTTAGTAAGAGCGACATAAAGACTATGCAATTGTTTAATTGAATTTAAATTGAATATTAAAGATAAACGTTCATAGTCGTTTTTAAAGAAGTCTTTTGATATTCCATCCATGGAGCGAATATTATTATAAAAGACACATCTAGAGATACTGTCTAAGGTTGAAATTAGCACTTCATCTTCGAATATAATATTAGGGATGTCATTTATTTTTTTTATTTTTTCCAATATCTCTTTTGCTGTATAATTCAAACTTTTAGCGTCAGTACTTATGGAATGTGAATTTTCAGCCAATATATTCGGAGTTATTTCAACGTTAAAAAAGCAGGTTGTTTCGAATTTAATGTGAACTCCTTTTTCTATTTTTGAGAATTCTTTTAAAGGTATTTTTTTGTAATACTTGTCCTTAACTTCTAGTGAATAGATTTTAACGACATATGCTAATGCCATCTGCATATTATTAGCTATAGAAAGCAAATCACTTGATATAATACTTCTAATGACTTTTTCCTTTCTTTTCTCTGGTATATATACTAAGATGTAATAGAAGAAGGTACTTGTAATAACTCCGATACTTATGTCTACAGCTAAGCTGTTTATTTTATCTATTTTGTCAGTAGAATAGTTGCACTCAAAAGATGGAATCCAACCAAAGATGATTTGAATCAATAGGATTATCGAAATGATATTTAGTATGCCTAAAATTATATATAGTTTTTTCATATTTAGATTTTTGATTAAAAATGGGCGGATTATTGCTCCGCCCGGGCTGGTGCAGAAAGCGGGAACATTACTTCCCTCACTCTTTCCACAATGCAAATGTATGAAATATCTCTGAAAAACAAAAGGTTATTCAGACTTTTCCTTTCTTCTTAACGTTCCTAATCGGATGGTACACTTATCATTGCTGTATGGCTTTTCCTCTAGGTGAAATCTGGACTTTAGATAGCCGTAGCCTATTCCTAGCTGTTCAGCAGAGAAAGTGTCGTAAATGGCAGCTTGTGAGCCAAAATAGAAATGCTTCTCCGATTTTCCGTCCACCTCTATCGGTTCAGAGAGTTCTACGTGATATATTTTACTTGTCTGTTTCATCTTTACTTTTCTTTTTGTACTCCTCGAATATCTCGTTAAATAACTCGATATACTTAATGTTGTTGGAAAATGTAATACAATTCTCTTTGATATTTTGCTCAATATATATGCTGGGTTCTGTTGGATAGAGAAATTTTGATATAAACTTATCATCATCTCTGAACCAATTCAAATTAGATATATGATTCACACCAAATAGCTCTATCAATTGTTTGCTGCTAAGAATGAGCATATTCTCGCGTGCTTTTGCATTCATATGGTTGCTATCAGCAATTGTTTTAAGTGCTTCTTCCAAATCTAAAATGAATTTTCTTCGAATATCTTCATCGTTGAAGGCTTTTCTTATTTCTCTTTCTATGGCTCCAGATTTATCGTTTCCTTTTCTATAGTTTATTTCTCCGGCTCTATCAAGTGGGAGAGTAAACTCTGCACCTTTGTATTTTTTTTCATTCAGAATTTTATGAATGTGTACACCTGTCCCCCATTTAAATGCTCTACCTGTTCCACTATCATGGTTGTCAATTCGGATAGTTTGATTTTTTAATATGCTTGTAAGTTTCTTCATGTTACAATGTTTTTCATTTCTGCAAATTTAGTTCAAATATAAAATCTCTGATAGAAATTTTCCAAATTTTATTAAGGTAGCCCGAAGACTACCGATTAAACATCCCCCCACAATTTAACTGCAAGATCATAATTCTTTTTAGCCTCGTTTACTGCTTTTTTTGCGTATGGCAAAGAGAAAGAGTGCTCACGTGGGTAATGGTTAATAATACTTTTCTGTATAAATTATAAATATATGTGTTTGATAAACACTTTTATTGGCTGCAAATATATATCATATATTTAATATATGAAAGGTTTTAGGGGAGTGTTTTTTGATTACTGTTCTGTGAATTATATATTTATCTGTGTTTCTGCGATTTGTAGTTAATAAAATAAATGTGTTTAATGAGCGCATATTTGAAATAATTTATATCTTTACCGCAAATTAATCGATTTAGATATGAAAAAGAAACTTTTAGATGCGTTGAAAACGAAATTTGTCGGTATAGACGAAGTGATTCTGGAAAGAATTGCGGCAAAAAAAGCGGAAGGGATAACGGATGAATCTAAGATTACGACCATTGTGGACGGCATCACTATTCAAGACGTTGTGAAATCCTACGGGGATTACCGGGCTAATGAAGCAAACATTTCCTCTGTGAATAACTACGAGGAAAAGTACGGATTGAAGGACGGGAAACCTGTAACTAATGGTGGTGAAGGTGATGGAGCTAACAAAGGAGGTAAAACGACTTATACAGTGGAAGAGCTGGACGGTTATTTTACTTCGAAATTGGAAGCTGCTATTAAGCCTTACAAAGATGAGATCGATACTCTTAAAAAAGATAAGAGCCAGATCGACCGCCAGACTGCCATATCTAATGCGATGAAGAAACTGGGATTAACCGAGGATGAAATGCAGTTCGTTACAGTACCAGATGATAAGGAGCCAGAAGAATATCTGACTGGCTATAAGCAACATCTTATCACAAAAGGCTTGAAACCAGCAGAAGACAATGGGGCGCAAGCGTCTGATTCACAGGTGCAGGATGCTGTGGCTGCTGACTGGTTGAAATCTTTAGGTGTTCCAGAATAGAACGTTTAATGTTTAATTTACAAATGACATGAAATTTAGAAAAAAGCAAGTTGGTGGATTTCGTCCTATCTGTACTGGTTCTCCGGCTATCGGAGTAGTAGGTGGATTTAATCTGAACAAGGAGAAAGTCAACTATCCGGTTGGCGTTATTATTCCTTCTGCTTCTCTTGCCGAGTATGATGAAACATCGTCTCGGCAAGTTGTCGTGTTGAAAGCATCCCGTGTTGTAGCTATTGATGCAACCGATGCGAAGAAAGTCTCTTTGCAAAATGATGAATTCCTTTCTCCCATCTTCATGGTAGGGGATCATGTTGCAATGAACGATTCCGGAAACTTTGAGGATACTGTAAGTATCACGAAGATTATTAATGATCGTAACGGCTTTGTCGTCGTGCTTGATAAAGCTATTGCTGGCTTGAAGGTTGGTGATGCTTTGTTTGAAGTGATTGAAGGAACTGCAGAGGGTGAAGGTAAAGCTCCGGCTGTTTTCCCTATTGAGCATCCGCAGGGAATTACTGTGGGAGCTGAACCGATGGGAACTTATATCGGTCTTGACGAGGTATCTGTGGATGTTGCTATTAATTCTAAGGGAGAAATGTACTACAAAAGACGTATTCCCCCTATTCCGGAGAAGTTCATTCAAAGAATGTGCTTGAAAGACAACCCCAACATTCAATTCACTGATTCTTACTAAGAAAGGAGGCTATAAATGAAATCTATTTTTTCGACTTTTAAAATCAATGACGTAAAAACAGGGAAGCCTATTGACTTGATCGGCACAATGCAGATCATGTTTGATAAGGCAACTCTGGAAAATAAAACGCTTTGGGAACAGACCTACGTTGATCGTTGGTTCGATTTCCGTCCTCCTCAACTGGGTTTGACTGCCGAAGGTATCATGGGGAAATATAGTGTTCGTATCCGTGCTTCTATCATCGGAAACGATGCTGATACTCCATTACGCGCCGGTAGAGGGTTTGAACTGTGGAACGGTGAGATTCCTCGTGTAGGACACAAGTTCAAAACGGATGCGAAGACATTGCGTACCATGCTGATGGTTTACGAAAATAATCGTATTAATCCCGTTCAGAAGTTGAAGGAAATTCAGAAATGTTTGTTCGGTGATTACAAAGATGCTTATCTCGGTTGCAAGGATGTGGCGGATGAAATTATTCTGAAAGCACTCTCTGGTGGTGGTATGGCTATTTTCGACCCGGCTATAGATAATCCGGAAGGCCGTAAGTATCTGGTTGATTATGGCATGCCAGAAGAAAACAAACAGATGGTTGATTCTGATAAGGAATGGACTGAGGAGAACATTGATAATGTGGCTATTGATGCAGTACGTATTCTGCAGAAGATTGTTTATGAGTATGCCAATAAAGGCGTTACTTTCGAAACATTGTTGATGGCTCCTGTTATCAAGTATTGGATGATGCGTAGTATCGGTTTACGTACCGGCTATCTTGGTAAAGATAAGAATACCCGTTCTCTGACAGAGGATGAATTCTCGGCTTATCTGAAATCCATGAAGATTCCTAATATCATCGAAATCAATAAACGGACTGCTTACCAGAAAGATGGTATTTCTACCAATATCAATCCGTGGGATGATAATGTAATTGTATTTATTCCTAAAACGGATGATGGTAAGCTTGGTGAAGTACAACCTGCTTTCGAGGACAATGCTATTATGCCAGACCCATCTGTTCAATACACAGATGCAGGAGATGGCATTCGTATTGCAAAATGGACTACGGGTGAGTCAACCGGACAGCAAGCCGCAGAGTACACACAAGGTTCTTGGCGTGCAGTTCCTATTATCTCATGTATTAACGGTATCGTTAATCTCAAAGTTAGAAACACGAATGTTCCATATCCTGACGGAGAAGAAATTCCCGTTGGATAAAAAAGTGTTGTATGAAACTTATAGCAATTAAAACTTTTCGGGATGAAGAGACTAATGAACTTTACCAACCGGGTACAGAGATTCTGCATTTCGAAGATGATCGCGCAAAAGACGTGATTCAACGTAGATTGGCTGTGGAGATAAGAGCTCCTAAAGTTGTTACTGATATTGACCTATCCAAAGGGGCTAAAGAGGTTATTTCTTTGGTAGCTTCATTTACTGATGTTGAGAAACTGAACGGGTATCTTGCATCGGAAAATGCGACTGAAAAACCTCGTTCGACTGTTGTAAAAGCTATTGAAGTAAGATTGGAAGAGTTGAAGAAATGACAAATTCGGAGGTATTCATAGCTAAGTGTTTGCACTACAATCCTTCTCCGTTAACGGTGAAAGATTTGTTGGATGATGTGGGGTTGAAACCGGAAGACGATTGCACAGATAAGAGGAAAGTTGTGTCTGCCGTACTTTCCTACTTATCAGGAATGCGTACCTTGTCTTCTGAAAGTGAGGCTGATTGTTCCAACTCGTATGATATTGTTGGCTTAACAAAGCACATATCGATGCTTTGCAAACAGTTTAGTTTCGATACCTCCGAGTTTCTTTCTGGTGATGTGACAGAGATTGAGGACGGTTCTTGTATGTGGTGATATGTGGTATGAAGATAAAATAGAGTTGTATGTTCCAGGTGAAGGCTCCCATGATGAGAACTTTAATCCGGTGCGGATTCCAGAATCATGGTTTCCCCTTGGAGACTGTAAGATTCACGGGAATTCGTCTGCAAAGACTGTTCCGGCTGCCGATGGAAAAGACTTCGTCTATAGCTATCAGATTACAATGTATGTTCCTGCGATTATCCCGGTGCTGAATGACAAAGTGCGCATAACTAAAGCTGACGGTTCTATTTCCCAAAAGGTAATGACGGTTGCCGGTTGTGGCACTACGAAAAGAAAGTTGAGCATATTTTTATGAGTTGGAAACGAACAGGAGATTGGGATAAGGTTCCGTCTATATTAGAGGAAGCGGTTAAACGTGTTGAGCGGGCGGTGCTTTTCAATTTCTATGTAATTGGTGAAGGTTCAGTAAATCATGCTCGTGAACATGGCACTTATAAAGACCGTACAAGTAATTTGCGCAACTCAATAGGTTATGTGATTGCTTATGATGGTGAAATCATAGAATACGGCTTTAAAAAGAGTGCAGGGATAACAGACAAAAAGGCTTTTCTTGCTGACTATAAGATTCAAGAGATGATCGGTGATTCGGGGTTTGATTTGATAATTGTAGCAGGTATGAATTATGCCAGACCTGTAGAGAACCGAGGATATGATGTACTATCATCTACTGAAAAGTATTTGAAACGGGAGGTGCAGACTAAAATTAGGAGGATTCTTTCTAAAGCAGGATTTAATCAATGACAGGACAACAGGCTATAACTGAAATTTGTAAGATGCTCGCTACTGGAAATGTTGGCGTTCAGATATTCAAGAATAGGAGGAAGAACAATTTTTCCGGCTCTGAATATATTGTAGTCAATCATCTTCCGTTTCCGCAAGAAAGCGGACTGCAGGAAGGCTATGCTAATATCAACATCCATGTGAAAGATATTGATACAGGAGAGCCGGATAGTGGAAGGATAGATCAGATTTCAGCACTTGTCTTACCCTTGTTCAAAGAAACGAAGGATGCCGAGGAGAATGCTTTCACTATCCGTTTAGGTGCTGAATTCTCTCTCTATGATGATTCGTTCTTTCCGGATGAGGACGGAACGAGTTACCAGAATTTTAAAATTAAAGTATTGTATTATAATTAAAATGGTTAGTTATGTCAAAAACTGCGGTATATGGTATTGAATACCTGAAATTAGCTCCGGCTCTTGAATCCGGAGAAACAGCCGGAACTTATCCGGATTTTGAGAAGGTAGCTGTTAAGTTTCTTGTTACGGCAATTGTGAAAGATTCTATGTCTTTCAACGACCAAGCCCCAGGTGATACGGATATCGAGGTCGAGGATATGAATACTCTCTATGCCTCTCTTCCTTCGGATGCCGGTAGCGAGGGCTTCACAGTCCAAACTTACGACATGGGTGAGGAAGCCTACAAATATCTAATGGGATATACAAAGAAAGAAGAGTGGAATGAAGAAACACCTGGTTTCTCTCTCGCTAATCAGGGCGTGGAGTTGAAAACGAAAGATTTTCAAGACTTCCCTTCTCGTATCTTCCAATGGGCTCGTATGAAGGTGAAAGTTACCAAAACAGGAAGCATCGGTAAATCGGGTTTCCCTAACTTTAATCTTGAATTCAAGAAACTTGCCAACCTTAATAAAGAAGGCAAGGAGGTAAGCGGTGCAAGAAATAAAATCTATACGGCACCAGTCGTTCCGGAAGGATAAAAGGGAGCGGAATAGTTCAGTTGGTAGAACGTTAGGTTGCGGGTTACTGCCTAAATGTCGCCGGTTCGAATCCGGCTTCCGCTGCATAGTTTTTAGGTGAAAAGATGATTGTTGAGATGTGAGTAGGGATAACAAGCATTGTGCATCATCGAAAAGGTTGTTGTAAATGTCCCGGTCATTACGGGCCGGGACTTTTTAATTTGAGGTAAAGATGGAAAAAGACAATGTACAAAAGCAGGTGGCTGATACTATTGCAGAACGCCCCATTTTTCTTTGGTTTGGTATGATTCCTTTCATGGTTAGACCATTGACGTTTACACAGTTGTTTGATATTGGTTCTATTTCGAAAGATATGAAGGAAGTAGATCAATCGAAACTAAATGGTCGAACAAGCGTGTCAGCCACTCTTGTATATTATGAAGAAGCGGATAGAATGTCTGATATTGCAGTAATGACGATCTTTCGTACTACTTGGAAGAGAAAACTATTTGGTAAATTCATCAAGAAAAGATTAACGGTTCGCAAATACAAGAAATTGCAGGACTATATGGCACAGACTATGGATGCCACTTTTTTTTTAAGCACTATCATTTTCCTAAAAGGTCTAAACGAGACAACGAAACCGACGAATACACCAGAAGCGACAGCCCTTGGTCAACAATTAGCGGAGTGATGAAATACTACCGTATGAGTTATGAAGAGGTTGTCAACGAAAGGTCATATTCCAATATCATGTTACTCAATGCGGCTATTCCTGGTACTAAGCCAAAGGAAGAAAGAGAAGAAGAAAAGGCAAAGGAACTTCATGCTAACGAATATTTTGCTCAATTTATGTAAAGATGGAGACACAGGGAACAATAGGTATTAAGGCTACTCTGGATATTTCTGAAATGCAGAGAAACGTTCAGAAATACGTTCAGAATATTGATATGATGCAGGACCATACAGATACAGCTAGCCAGTCTGTTGCCAGGTCTTTCTCTCAGATGAAGGCTGCCGGTATGGCTTTCTTATCTATTGATATGGCGAAGCGTCTTGCTTCTGAAATGGTTTCGGTTTATGGAACTTTCCAACAGCTTGAAATCAAGTTTACCTCAATGCTTCAATCTGGGGAGAAAGCGCAAAAGTTAATGGGAGAGCTCGTAAACTTTGCTGCTACAACTCCTTTTGATTTGAAGGGTGTTTCTCAATCTGCTACACAGTTGGTCGCATACGGTACGGCTTCCGAGGATGTGATAGAGAAACTTACTCGTTTGGGAAATATTGCTGCCGGATTAAGTCAGCCTATTGGTGATCTGGTCTATCTTTATGGTACAAGTATGACGCAAGGCAAACTGATGACACAGGATTTGAATCAATTTGCCGGACGTGGTGTACCTATTTTCTCCGAGCTAGCAAAGGTTATGGGAGTGAATAAGGATGAAATAAAGGATTTGGCCGCAGAGGGTAAGATTGGTTTCGACAAGTTGGAACAGGTTGTTGATAACCTTACCAATAAGGGAGGAATGTTCTTCAACCTCATGCAAGAACAATCTAAATCTGTATCTGGTAAGATTTCTAACATAGGTGATAATCTTGATATGATGTTCAATGAGCTAGGTCAGGCAAGTGATGGAGTTATTAATACAGCTCTTGATGGTACAGCTTACTTAATTGAACATTATCAGGAAGTCGGCACTGCTCTCGCTGCTCTCATAGCTATGTATGGAGTTCAGAAAGCTGCTATTATCGCAGTTGCATCTGTTCAGAGTACGGTAACTGGTATAAAATATACTGCCGAAATTACAGAACTTTCGAAATTAATTCCTGCCAAAGAAAAGTCTGCTAATGCTGATCTGGAACAGGCTGTAGCAAGTGGAAGATTAACGCAGGCAAAAGCGGAATTAATTGCATCTATGCGTGTGGAAGCTGCTGCAAATGTAGAATCTTTGCGTTTAAAGGCATTGCAAGCTAAGTCACAATACGAAGAGGCTGTTAATACTGCAAGTCTTGCGGCAGCTAATTTTGAAGCTGCTGAATTAGAGGTAGCGGCAGCTAACATGAAATATAATGCTGCATTAAAAACAGGTAACGCTAGAAGTATAGAAATAGCAGAGACACAACTTGCAACAGCAGAGAGCAATAAATATTCTGCGGCCAAACAACTTGAAGCAGCTAGAACAAATGCAACAACGGCCTACACGAACTCTTCTACTGCGAGTAAAGTGGCAGAAACTGCGGCTACTCAACTTAATACAGTATCGCAGAATGTAAATACGAGATCAACAAACTTTTTGACTGTTGCCAAGACGAGATTAGCTGCGGCATCAAAAGCGTTAGGTTTGTCAATGCTTACAAATCCGTATGTATTGGCTGCGGCTGCTATAGTTGGGTTATCTTATGGAATCTATAAACTTATTACTTATCAGACGGATGCAGAGAAGGCACAGGTGAAATTGAATAAGCGTATACAGGAATTCAATTCAGAAACGAATGCTGAACAGGCAGAAATAGATCGTTTGTTCGGAAAACTAGATAAGGCAAAGAAAGGTACAGAAGATTATAAAGATGCAAAGAAAGCCATTATGGACAAGTATGGTGAATACTTGCAGGGTTTAGGTGATGAAAAAACTGCTTTAGATGATGTTGCGAGAGCGTATGGGGCTGTTAGTGCGGCCGCTAAACAGGCGGCACTTGATAGAGCTATTGCGGATTCTCATTCTACAGCTCAAAAAGATTGGGCGGAGAAGCAGGGAGAACTTACCGAAAATTTGGAAAAAGCTATTCGAGATTCGGATGATTTCAGGGACAAGAAAGGCTCTGAAAGGGAAATTTCTGCGATTATGCAGATGATAAAGAATGATTTGAAGTCTGGTGGAGGGTTATCTTCTGAAACTCAAAAAATAGTGGATACTCTTACGAAACAATATACAACTACGACTAATATTGTTCCAGGTGTACCAACAGAGGAAACAAGAATAGGAAATGATGTTCAGATTTATATTGATCGCATGATTGCGAATAACAAACTGCTTGAGAATACTTATAAAGATATTCATGATAAATTAGGTTATGATACTAATGAATATATCAATCTGACAGCCGAACAGATTGCAAAAGATATAGCTATGTATGAGGCTGCTCTTGAACGCTTCAACAAATCAGAAAAGAAACAAGTTGTTATCAAACATGATGGCTCCGTCAGTAATCTTATGGGGGAAGGGGAGATGCTGAATAATATTCGTTTGTTGAAAGAAGCACAAGCATTGAATAAAGGTAAGGCAGATGAAGAAGCTAAAAAAAATAAGGTTCCTGATATTACAAAAGAGGTTACCGATGCTACTGCAAAGGTGGAAAAGCTGAAACAGGAAATTGAAGATTTGCGGAGTGGTAAAACTAAAGTGGATGCAGGTAAAACCGTAAAGTCTGTTCTTGAAGATAAGGCTAAAGAGTTGAAAGAAGCTGAATCCGCCTTGGCTACTCTAACCGGTGATGATAAGCAAACTGTTAACTCTAAAAAGAAGAAACAAGAAGAGGTTAATAAGTTAACAGTAGAGCAAGCCGAGCTCCAGCGGAAGATTGATGAGCAGAATCAACAGGATATAGAGAAAGCTGTACAGGCTGAACTTGAACTCTCTCAAGCTAAGATTGATGCCATGGACGAAGGTTTCAAGAAACAGCAGGAACAAATTCAACTTAATTATCGGAAAGCCAAAGCTGACAATGATCGTCGTGCTGCTGAATATGTAAAGGACCAACAGGACACGGAGCGTAAAGAGTGGGAGAAAGAACATCCGAAGTATAAAGAGGAAGGCCTTGTTTTCGTTCCCAAAACAAAAACTAAAGAGGACCTTTCACAGAAGAAACAGGATACGCTAAATGAATATGATAAGGTTGCTGTTGAGACAAGGGAAAAGGCGGAAGCAACTTTATCCAAAGCTCTTTTGGAGCAGTATCAGAATTACACCGATGAAAGGCTTGCAATCGAGAAGAAGTTCAATGATGATATTGCCGCTTTACGTGTTCAACGTGAGAAATTCCAAAAGGAAGGTAATACAGAGAAGGTTCAGCAGACAGACCGTTCAATAGCACAGGCTACAAAAATGAAGGGTGAATCCCTCATGGGATTTGATTATGAGCAGTTGAAAAAATCTCCGGACTATATACGTGCCTTTGAAAATCTAAAGGAAACGTCTACTGAAACATTGAATTCCCTTCTTACTCAATTTGAAAATGCGAAAAGTACGGCAGCGCAAGTTTTGTCTCCTGATCAACTTCGCGAATATACGAGTACTATTCAAGCCATCATGGATGAATTGGATTCCCGTAATCCGTTTCAATCACTATCAGACAAGAAGAAAGAGTTAGCAGACGCAGAAGAAGAGTTAGCTAATGCGCAAATTGAACTAGAAAATGCTCGTGCACAAGCGGAAGCTGTACAAGGAGGTTCTAAGATTGAAAATGGGATTTCTTCATCCAAGTATAATCCTGCAACCGGTAAGATTGAATCTACAAAAGCTTATTTGTCCGAAGCGCAGGCCTTGGAACAGGTTCAGAAGAAAACTGAAAATTATAATGCGGCTAAAGATAAGGTCGTAAAAAAGGACAATCAGGTAAAGAAGGCAGAAAAAGAAGTTAGAACACAGATTTCGGAGTTAGCGGATACCATAGACGAACTGGGTAAATCGATTGGCGGTCCGGCTGGTGAGATTATTTCCCTTATTGGCAGCATTGGTTCATTTACAATGACTGCGATGGCAGGGGTCGAAGCTGCTGCCGATACCTCTGCTAATGCAATAAGTACAGTTGAAAAGGCATCTGTTATTCTAGCTATCATTGGTGCAGCCGTTCAGATAGCCATGAAAATCTTCGATATGTTCGGTAAGGACGATACGACCGAGAAATACGAGAAAGCGAAAGAAGCGTATGAATCCTATATCAATATACTTGATCGGGTAATTGAGAAGCAACTTGAACTTGCGGAAACTCTTACGGGAGACACTGCAAATGCTGTATATGAAGCAGCTATCGCTAACATAAAATTGCAAAGCGAGAATGCTAAAGTACTAGGCAAACAATACTTAAACTCTGGTGCTTCTGGAAAGTCACACTCGAAGGGATATAGTGAGGTTGAAGATATGTCTGGTGAAGGCTGGAAGCAAGCTGCAGAGGCATTAGGCATGTCCGTAAAGGAATTCAAAAAGAAAATGGGTGGTCGTATGACTGGGCTATTTGATTTGACTGATGAACAACTTTTAAAGTTGCAATCGGATGCTGGCATATTTTGGTCCCAACTTGATTCAGACACACAAAAATTTGCCGATCAAATAGCAAATGGTGTCGGAAAGGTTACAGAGGTCTTAGAACAACAGATTGCTGATACGACTCTTATTGATTACAGTTCTCTCCGTTCAGACTTTCAGGACTTACTTTCTGATATGGATGCTGATTCGGCAGACTTTGCCGACAACTTCGAGGAATACATGAAGAATGCTATTCTAAATTCCATGCTTAAAGATGAATATATGGACCGCTTAACAGCATGGAGAGAAAAGCTATATAATGCAATGGACGATGGGGTAACAGAGGATGAATATAACGATTTAAAGGCCGAAGGTCAACAAATATCTGATGAGATGAAAGCAAAGCGTGATGCCATGGCAGAGATGTATGGGTGGACTACTGATGAGGATTCGGAACGCGAAGCATCAAAAAAAGGATTTGCTTCTATGTCGCAAGATTCTGCAGATGAATTGAATGGTAGATTCACCATGGCTAATGTCTTGATCGCGGATATAAAAACAGAGTTACAGTCGCATACTCTCATTTTTCAAGGTATCACTTCTGGTATTGGAGATATTAAAACCATATCTGCGTCCATAAATGAAAACGTGAAAATTATCAAAGATAATATGAATATCATCGTTGGACACCTTTCGAATATTGATCTTAATACAGCTAGATTGGAAGGTATGGAGAAAGATATGAAGTCTATGAAAACAGGTATTGAAAAAATAAATGATAAAGGAATAAAGCTCGTAAGATGAAAGGAATTTGCTTGATAGATGGAGAGAATATATATACTACTCTAGGTATATTTATTATAAAAGGAAGCTATGATAATCTTGTGGCATTTCCTCCTGCTAAAGAATCGGATGATAAAAATGATTGGCCGGAAGAAGATGGAATTGAAATAGACCTTTCTAGTTTGGCATTAAACACCTATGAATTGAGTATTGATTTTGCTTGTAAGGACGATTTGGGATTTAGTGGACTGATTGCTATTTTATCAGATATGGGGTATCATGAATTTTATTTTCCTATTCTTGATAGAACTTATCGTTTGCGTTTTTCCTCACAGAACAGTTATACAATCTATCCGGGATTTCAAGTAGTGAAGATAACTTTTGCCAATGACTTTCCACGAAACTCTGATTATAAATACCAGGAACCAGTAAATTCCATTCCTCTGCCAAAGGGATATGAAATTGATGATCAGGATTTATCGGAATATGGTGTCGCTGTTTTAAAAGGGAGTAATGCTGAAATACTGAAATCTCCAACGGTAAAGAAAAATCTATTGCAGAACTTCAAACGTCAGGATGGAGCAATCTATGATGGTGAAGTTGTGAAATTCCAAACTAAAGAAGTGTCTCTAAAATGCCTGATGAGGGCAACGGATATTCAAACTTTCTGGCAGAACTATGATGCCTTACTCTATGATCTAACTAAACTGTCTGCCAAGGTCGATGATGAAGGTTACGAGTATTCTGATGCGGAGAGAGTATTATATTGTGATGGATGGAGTGAAAGTTATCCTTGCTACTATAAAGATTGTCAGACAAACAATTTTACGTTAAGAGGTGGCGTCTGGTGGGAGTTCACTTTAAATCTTGTTTTTACCAGCTTCCGGATTGGAGAAACAGAGTTCCTGCTTGCATCCGAAGCGGGCGAGTTTATTATAACAGAGGACGGAGAATTTTATATTGACTTAAATTGATTTGCTATGCCATTAAAGAAAAAAAGAATATCAGAATTGGATGAAGCTAACGACATGAAAGGCTTCTTCACCATCGGCTACCGGATAGTAAACGGTGTCAAAACGAGTTTGAAGTTCGGGCTAGAAAAGATTCAGACTGCATTAGATAATATGCTCAAAGCTACGGATGATGCCAAAACAGCTACTACCGATATGCGACAATTAGAGGCTACCGTTGAAGGGAATGAATCAGCTCGTGAAACTGCTGAATCCCGTCGTAATGCTTCCGAGCAATCCAGGCAGACAGCCGAAACGAATCGTTCCCGTGAAGAACAAGCTAGGGAAGCTGCTGAATCAGTACGTATCACTAATGAGAATGCCCGTAAAACAGCCGAAACTTCCCGTTCCACTGCTGAAAATGCACGGGATAATGCAGAAAAGAAACGTGTTACTGCCGAAGGTACACGAGAAGCTAACGAGCAGGTTAGAAAAGATTCCGAAACAGGAAGAGGAACAGCAGAAGCCGAACGTGTTATTAATGAGAATGCACGCAAATCTGCCGAAACTTCCCGTGTGTCCGAAGAAGATAAAAGAAAGACTTCCGAAACAGAACGCGTTACGGATGAAACCGGACGTTCCACTGCTGAAAATATCAGAAAGCAAAATGAAGATGCGCGTAAGACAGAAGAAGCGGCCCGCGTAACTGCTGAAAATAAACGGGTAATTGCTGAATCCGGACGTGTTGATACAGAAGCTGAACGTGTCTCGGATGAACAAACACGTAAAAGCAATGAGGATGTACGTAAGGCCGCTGAAACAGGCCGTTCTTCGGCTGAATCGGAACGTGTGAAGGAAGAAGATAAACGAAAAGCGGCTGAAAAGACACGTTCTGCTTCCGAATCAGACCGCGTAACAGCAGAAGATAAGCGGAAAACAGATGAAGCGACAAGGGAAACGAATGAAACCTCACGTGTGGCTGCCGAATCTGCCCGTGTTACCGTCGAATCCGAACGTGTATCTGCCGAAACTGCCCGCAAGTCAGCGGAGGCAGACCGGGTATCTGAGGAAAACAAGAGAAAGGCTGCTGAAACTTCCCGCTCTACGGCTGAGACTTCTCGATCATCCGAAGAAGATAAGAGAAAACAGAATGAAGATGAGCGTAAAACTGCGGAAGGTACTCGTTCATCAAATGAGACTAAGCGTGTAAATGCCGAAACTGAACGTGTCGAAGCCGAGTCCCAACGTAAGTCAGAGTATGCCGGTATTGTGCAGGAAATGACACAGGCAACAGAAGAAGCTACGGCAGAGCTTGCAGCCGTTAAGAAAGCTACTAACGATGCAAATGCCGCTAAAAATGCGTCTGTTGAGCAGACAGCCCTTGCAAAGAAAGCCACGGATGCGGCTAATACTGCGGCTGGTAGTGTTAATGAAGCCAAAGAAGGAGCTAAGATTGCAGCGGCAGGCGCCAATGCCGCTAAAGCTGAATCGGAAGCTCAAACTGCCTTGGCAAAGAAAGCGACAGATGAAGCAAATGCAGCTAAAAATGCATCTGTAACACAGACAGGATTAGCAAAAAAAGCGACTGACGATGCCAACGCAGCAGCATTGGCCGCTAACAATGCTGTTTCAGGAGTTGACGCAAAAGTGAAAGCTGCGGTTGATGCGCTTGTTGCCGGTGCTCCGGATGCTCTCGATACACTTATTGAATTGGCGAATGCCCTTAACAATGATCCTAACTTTGCTACGACGATGGCAACAGAGCTGGGAAAGAAACTTAATATTTCTGATATTGTTAATAATCTGACAAGTGGAGGGACTAATAAAGTCCTTTCCGCAGAACAGGGAAAGGCATTGAAAGCAGCTTTGGACTCCCATAACCATGATAGTAGATATGAACTGATTATCACTAAACTGACCGCCTTTAACAAGAATTTCGGTACGACCGCCGGGACTGTATGTGAGGGTAACGATTCGCGTTTAAGCAATGCAAGAACTCCGTTAGCTCACACGCATAAGAAAGCGGATATTAGCGACTTCCCAACCTCGATGCCGGCAAGCGATGTACCTGCATGGGCGAAAGCAGCTTCTAAGCCAGCCTATACAGCAAGCGAAGTAGGTGCATCTCCATCTAATCACAATCATGCAGGTACATACGAACCTGCATTCACTAAAAACTCTGCCTTTAATAAGAATTTTGGTAGTGCAGAAGGAACCGTATGCGAGGGAAATGATGCCCGGTTAAGTGACACACGTGTACCGAAAGCGCATACTCACAAGAAGTCTGAAATAAGTGATTTTCCAACTTCGATGCCAGCAAGCGATGTACCTGCATGGGCGAAGGCTGCAAGTAAACCATCCTATACAGCTTCCGAAGTTGGTGCGTCTCCGTCGAATCATACTCATACAGGGGTCTATCAGCCAGCAGGAAGTTATGCAGCGAGTTCGCATAAACACGGAGCAACGGATATAACTCCTGATGGTACTCACCGCTTTGTTACTGACACGGAAAAAGAGACCTGGAACAGTAAAGCTGCGGGAAACCATAATCACGATTCAGTATATCAACCTAAAGGTAGCTATGCACCGTCTTCTCATAAACATGCAGCAACTGACATTACGGACGATTCTACACATCGTTTTGTCACAGATTCGGAAAAAGATGCTTGGAATAGTAAGGCGGCTGGAAACCATAATCACGATTCAACGTATCAGCCCAAGGGTAGTTATGCAGCGAGTTCGCATAAACATACAGCATCGGACGTTGAAGAAGATTCGACTCATCGTTTTATGACAGATGAAGAACGTACGAAACTTGATGGAATAGCCACAGGAGCAAATAAGTATGTTCATCCTGATACACATCCAGCATCAATGATCGAAGAAAGTACTTCAAGAAAATTTATGACTTCGGATGAGAAAAGTCTACTAAGTTCTCTCGGGACTAATGCAATTCAAGTAACTAGTCAAAGTTTAGGACAAAACGGATATGTCAAGTATAGTAATGGCTTATTAATGCAATGGGGAACAAGAGCTGGAGCAACGGGGGGAGCAATTAGTCTATATTTTCCTACCACTTTCTATAATACTGATTATAACATTTATTTCACTGGAGCAGTAAATAATACAAGTGAATCTTTTATATATGCTCCGGGGTATGACCTTAATGGTAAATATACATCATATTGTAAAGTTCTCACTCGCGGAATAAATTCAACTCCGGCTATTGTTTGGACTGGCTGGAATTTTACATGGTTTGCGATCGGTCGCTGGAAATAACTTAAAAACAAATATCATGAAGTATTGGAAAAATGGATTCTACGACGAATTAGTAGAAGGTGCAGTAGAAATTACTGAAGAATATTACAATCAACTTTTAAACGGTCAATCGGCAGGGTTACTCATAGCTGAAAGCAAAAAGGGATATCCGATCTTAGCTATATATGAACCCTCTATTGAAGAGATTAGAGCACAAAAGATCAATGAGTTAAGTCTATATGATTCCTCTGACATGGTGAATCAGTTCTGCATAGATAATACGTATGGATGGTGGGATAAAGCTACCCGTGTAGGCCTTATGAACTCTATCAATATTGAGAAAGAAGCCGGGCGATCTGAAACAAGTATCTGGTTAAATAACACCCTTTTTATCCTACCTATTGAAAGGGCTATTGAGATGTTACAACAGCTAGAATTGTATGCCCTTGCGTGCTATGAGACGACACAAAGGCATATAAGTTCTATCAATCTATTAGAGACAAAAGAAGAAATCGAAGAATACAACTACCAGGTAGGCTATCCGGGGAAGTTGAGTTTTGCCGGATAACCAACCGTATAATCATAGTTTTCGATTTCTTCTTTTGTCTGCAATGATCTGACTGCTGCGATGTGCAATTGTGTTACATTGTAGCAGTTTAGTGCATACATTTCGATTTCGTTCAGCATTGATAAAGCGTCAGGTATAGGGATAACATACTTCATTGCATCATACCACAGGATTGTATGCGTTTTCCCCGCATTTTTTTCAATCGAAATTGAGTTAAATAATCCAACACGTGTGGATTTGTCTAGCCACATACTTTTATCCAATAAGTCAAAAGAGTTAACACGCTCTGACTTGTCAAATATCTGTATTTCAGATACTTTATTTTTCCTTACATCATCAAGTGAATACTCATATTCTACCAAAATTGGGTATCCTTTCCTACTTTCAGTTATTATCAATCCAGAAGATTGACCAGCTAGTAGCTGATTGTAATACTCTTCTGTAATTTCTACCGAGCCTTCCTGATGCTCATCATAAAATCCTTGTTTCCAATACTTCATAAATTTTATTTTTAAGTTATTTCCAGTGACCTATTGCTATCCAGTTAAATTTCCATGAAGTCCATGTTCCCGCATCGATTTTTGCCCATCCATAAAAGTACCCAGTATACTTTGTGTAAATTACAGTGCTAAACATAACTAGCGATGTGTCCATACCCTGAATAGTACTAGTTACAACATAGTCTGTATTAGAGAAAGATATAGGCAGTATTGTTTTGTGGTTTCCCAAAACACCGGGGGACATTCCCCATTGTATCAATAGCCCATTTGAATATTTTACATATCCATTTTGTGCTTTTTCATTCCATAGATTTTGTGATTCTAATTGTATAGCATTAGTCCCGAGAGAACTTTGCCAAATTACAAGCAATAAAAGTAATACCAATTTTCTACTAAAGTTATACATTCTTATTTCAATGTTATAATTTATTTCATAATTTCCAACACCCAATAGCAAGCCAATCAAAAGTTTCTTGTGATAATCCAGTACTCCCTCCAGAGGCGTAATTTCTATTAATATAAAATCGGCTAACTGTTTTATTTGAATCATCAATAGGTGATGCGGAATAAACACTACTGTCAGATGAAGGCTTGTAAACTGTTGCAAATATCTTATAATTTTTATCAGAAAATGATGTAGGCATAGTTATAGTGTAGCTAACAACTGAAGAACCTGAAACTTTTCCCCATTGGATTAACAGTCCATTTGGAAACTTACAGTAACCATTCTGACCGAGGTTCTGTGTCGTAACATTGGAAAAATCTTTTAATGCACAATTTGTTCCGAGAGAACTTTGCCAATATAGCATAGCAAAAAGTAGTACTATTTTTCTACTAAATCTATCCATAATCAAATTCATGTTACTAATATTTACTTCTATCGCCCAATAGCTATCCAGTCAAATGAACGAGTACTACTTCCTACGGTTATACTATTATCTGCAAGTAGAAACTTTCGCATGACATCTACATAAGATGCTGATTTATTATACGGCAAAGCAGTATATAATGTTTGTTCATTAGATGCTGTCTCCATCGTAGTCACAAATCGATAGGAGGCATCATGAAAAGAAATAGGGAACCATATAGTTGCACTTCCTGCTGATGAATTAGTTAAATGTCCCCATTGAATTAGCAGGCCATCTTCATATTTTCGATAACCGTTTTGTCCCAAATTTTGCTCTTTAATTTGCGCAGATTTTGTTCCGAGAGAACTTAGGTATAAAAATAGGCTTTGAGTTAAGTTGGGGAAGGTTGCTATAAATTTTATTTGGTTATTTACCTATATTGTTCTTATTCTTTATTTTCTTATTTTTTATAGCTGAAAATGCGTTTAATAAACGCTTATTTTCTTATCTTTGGACCGGACATATTTCATTGATTGATAGCTTACAATAGATATGATTATTTTATATAATGGTTCAGAAGAAATAAAGCTCGAAGTTAAAGATGAAAGCTACTCTTATGAAGCGATCATGGAGGAGTACTCATTAACTTTATATTTCGATTATCCCGGATATATTGAAATACCGGTTGGCTCCTACTGTGACTTTTTTGGAAAGCGTTATTCTCTCAAGAAAGATAGTAATTTCAAGAAGAACAGTGAAAGAAATTTTGAGTATACCTTAATACTTGAAACAGGAATATCTGATACGATGCTGTGGAAAGTACGTAATACTATTGATAAGCGTATCAAATTCCCATATACAGCTAAACCCAATGAGCACCTTCGGTTATTAGTTGAGAATCTAAATCGTCGTGGTATTGGATGGAAAGTTGGTGATTGCATCGAAGGTACAGAAAAAGTTATCAATTATAGTCATACGTACATTCGTGATGCTTTGAATCAGCTTGCGGATATGTACGAAACAGAGTGGGAAATAACCGAGGAGAATAATATAAAGACCGTTCATCTTCGTAAAGTAGAATATAATAAAGATAATCCTTTAAAGCTCTCGTACGGCAAGGGATATGGGTTCAAAGTTGGGGTAGGACGACAGTTTGGGGAGATACCGCCTGAAATAATTCTGGTCGACACGACTGATCGGAATATTGACTATTCTACGTACGGAGCAAAGAATCTATTGCTGCCAAAAGCTAAGACCCTTGTTTATGAAGGTAGGACTTATAAAACAGATGCGGACGGCTCTTGTGTTATGCGTGCTGATATAGAACTTACTACAGGTAAGGAAGAAAGTATTGATTGTACTGAAATCTATCCTTCACGTATCGGTACTGTCAGTGCCGTTATTGAAGTCGATAAAGAAAAGAACTTCTACGATTTTGTGGATAAAGATATCCCTAAGGAGTTGAATTTTGAAGATTGTATTATTGCCGGAGAAACTATGACTATCATCTTCCAGACCGGAATGTTAGTTGGAAAAGAGTTTGAAGTAAAGTATATCCATGAACCTATTGTCAATGAGGAGGGAAAAACAGAAAAAGACGGCAGACGATTTGAGATAGTTCCGCAAGAACTTGATGGAATGACAATGCCAGAAAGTGATTTGTTTCGACCGAAAGAAGGGGATACTTATGCTGTTTTCGGTATACAGTTGCCCGAAGCCTATACCTGTAACAATTCTACGCAGACGGGAGCATCATGGGAAGTATTTAAGAAAGCTGCAAAATACCTCTTTGAACATGAAGACAAGAAGTTTACATTTACCGGCACGTTAGATGGCATTTGGTCAAAGAAACGTTGGTTGCAAATTGGTGGTAAAATCAAATTAGGCGGTTTTGTAGATTTTTCCGATATACAATTTCACCCGGAAGGTACTTTGATCCGTATGATAAGTGTCAAGAGGTATGTGAATAATCCTTATAGTCCAGAAATAGAGCTTTCTAATGAGCCTGTAGGTGCATCTGTATCTGATGATTTGAATAAGATTGAGACAAACGAGGTGACTGTTATTGAAAAACATAAGGATGCACTTCAATTCACTAAGAGACGGTTCCGTGACGCAAAGGAAACGATGTCCATGCTTGAAGATGCACTGCTGAACTTCTCCGGCTCTGTCAATCCGATAACCGTTTCAACCATGCAACTGCTTGTAGGTGATGAAAGCCTGCAATTCCGTTTTGTCAATTCAAAAACAAATCCAGTTCAGGTATCTCACAATATCACTTATAATTCTAGCACAAAGATACTGAACGCTCCGGCAGGAATTCTTCAGCATTTAACACTCGGCATTAGTTCTCTTTCTTCTTCTCATAAGGCAGACGAATATAAGTACTGGGATATGGCTGAATACAATTCTCCGGCACTCATTGACCCGAACAAGAAGTATTATCTATATGCTAAAGTTGGCAAGGAGAATCAAGCCGGAACATTCCTCTTGAGTGAAACAGCTGTTAAAATGGAACAGATAGCTGGATATTATCATTTACTCACCGGAGTGCTTAACAGCGAGTATGAAGGTAGTAGAAGTTTTGTTCAGCTATACGGATTTGCTGAAATTCTTCCGGGCCGCGTAACAACAGAAAGAATCCTTTCGCCGGACGGTGATACATATTTCGATCTGGTAAAAAGTGAGATAGGCGGTAACATTCAAATAAAAGCTGGTTCTTCCGGATTGGAAAATCTGTCTGAATGGGAAGCTGCTCATCAGGAAATAAAGGATGCAGCTAAAGCGGCCAAAGATGCTGCCGATTCAGTGGAAGGACTTCATAACTATGTAGATGGAGCCTTTGCTGATGGAATTATAACAGAAGCCGAAGCAAAAGCTATTGAAAAGTACATCAATACGATTAATAATGCTAAAGCTACCGTTGAAGCTACTTATAACAAACTATACACTAATGTGTATTTATCCGGTTCTGCCAAAACGGGTTTATTAAATGCAAAGGTTACACTGATGGGCTGTATTTCAGACCTGATAAATGCGATCAATACAGCTATTGACGACGGACTTACAACACCAGAAGAGAAGCAAAGCGTTGATGCACATTTCACCTATTTCAATAGTGCTTATGCTGATTTTAACACAGCTGTAGAAGCTGCAAATAGAGCTATTCAGGATAAGCTAAAGGAGTTTTCGGATGCTGCTATGAAAGAAGCGTTGCAAGCATTGCAAGACGCAGAAGATGCAGCGAAGGCAGCAGAGCAAGCCAACAATGTAGTTAGTGGTTTGCATGAATATGTAGACGGAGCCTTTGCGGATGGTATTATTACTGAAGCCGAAGCGAAGGCTATTGAGAAGTATCTTAATACGATTAATAATACGAAAGCTGCCGTTGAAGCAACTTATAACAAACTGTTTGTTAATCCATATCTGGAAGGTGAGGCGAAAACGGCTTTACTTAATGCCAAGGTTTCTTTGTCAGGTGCAATTGATAATCTTATTGCTGCAATTAATGTGGCTATCAATGACGGGCAGACGACTGTTGAGGAAAAACAGAATGTAGATGATAAGTTCGCTCTCTTTAATTCTGCCTTGGCTAGTTTTAATACTGCTGTTGAATCCGCTAATAAAGCAATCTATGACAAGTTGAAAGACTATTCAGATCAATGCTTTGCTGAATTAAATGTACTCAATACTCAAATCTCTGCACAAGTTACGCGGGTCGATAGCTTAACGCAGAGGATAGATACTGCCGGTTGGATTACTACAGCTGACGGTAATAAGATTTATGCTTCAAAAGAGCTAGAAAATGGCAATACGCTTATATCTTATATCAACCAGGCAGCAGGTGAAACAACGATTCATTCATCTAAAATTAATTTGGAAGGTGCTGTTACAATCACCGCACTGCATAGTGACCTGCAGACAGTGATTAACTCTAAAATTGATAGAGACGGATTAGGTAAGTTGGCATTTGAAGATGCAGTTGAATATGCGAAATTAGGTACTACCATTGTTGTAGGTGGGTATTTGAATACTGATTTGATAAAGGTTCGAAGGATAGACGCTGACTCCGGGTTCATTGGTGGTTTTACTATCGAAAATGGACGTCTTGTATGGACGCGTTCTGGATATTTTGGAGGAACATCACGAAGTCTAAAACTAGGCTCTGGAACATCAAAAGAAGGCGTTGTTAATGTCACTTTCAATGCAGAAACAGATGGACGTTTTGGGGTCGCTGCTATTGGTTCTAATTTTGGTGGAGCTTGTATTTATGCCTCCAGGAATCTAAATGCATCAGACAGAAGCTATCCACTGGCAAATACAACGTATGCAGGCTTCTTTGATGGAGGTGTTTATGTGAAAGGAACATTATCAAGTGAATTATGCTTGGCTGATAATTTCGGCTGTATTACATATAGGGATGGAAATGGTGGAATTAACTATTACCAAGGTATTGATTTCGATTTTGGTAGTAATATGAAATTCAGAAAAGGGTTATTGGTATCAATCGCTTAATATTAATGATTATGAAATTAAATTTAAACAAACCTTTAATAGATTTTAGAGGTAAGGAAGCCATTAAAGTAGTCAATGGTAAAGAACAAAAACAGCTCCTCCGTGATATGGTTTCGGAAGCTCTTTATGCTGCTGGTATGAATCCTCAATTAGGTATGGATATGGCAAAAAAACTGCGTGCCTATAATATGCTACAACAGATTATCAATAATCGGGGAATACTTGAGATTACAACGGAAGACGCTACTCTCTTAAAGGAGATTTGTGCAGATGTTTTTACGGCAGGTGCTTTCGGGCAAATTAATGAACTAATTGAAGGAGGAGGTAAAGAATGAACATTACAGCAACTAACAGTACTGCCACAACTAAGGTTACGGACGCTATCAGGATTAAATACAGAATGTCAACTCGTGGTACCGAAGCGGTGAAAGATATTACTGCCGAGATTGTCAAAGATGAAACGACTGTCGGCTTCTTCAATATTTCGCGAAATGGAGTAACCGGATTCTCGCTACATGAGGATCATGGGCTAACCTCTGGCGAAGTGAAACAAGTATTTCAGACAGCTATTGATGATTGTAGCGAGGTATTAAAATGAAAGATACGATATGGGAGTAAATGAGTGGATAGCAGTACTGGGAGCAATAGGTGGTACTTCAACAATCACATGGCTTGTAACCTTTTGGGTAAATCGTAAAACAAATGCTCGCAAGGAAGATGCTACGGTTGATAGTATGGAAAATGAGAATGAACGTAAACAGGTTGATTGGTTGGAGAAACGTCTTGCCGAACGTGATGCAAAGATTGATGCAATCTATGTAGAACTCCGTCAGGAACAAGCTGAGAAGCTCCAACTCATCCACGATAAACATGAACTGGAACTTAAACTTAAAGAAGCCGAGATAAAGAAGTGTGATGTGCGTGGTTGTGGTAATCGGCAGCCGCCAAGTGATTATTAATAAAAAATAGGAGGAAAAGAAATGAAAGTATTGATTGACAATGGTCACGGTGAGAACACTCCAGGCAAACGCTCTCCGGATGGAAGATTAAGAGAGTGGTCCTATACAAGGGAGATTGTTGATATGGTAGTAGCCGGATTACGCAAAAAGGGAATTGATGCAGAACGAATAGTGAATGAAGATACGGACGTTCCTTTGTCTGAACGGTGCCGACGGGCAAATGCTATTTACAATGAAACAGGAAAGAAAGCCATCCTTGTTTCTATTCACTGTAATGCGGCTGGTTCCGGTGCAAGTTGGATGAACGCACGAGGGTGGAGTGTGTTTGTGAGTAATAATGCTTCTGCCAATAGTAAACGTCTGGCTGATTGCCTTGCAAAAGCTGCCGGAGAGAAAGGTATTAATATTCGTAAGCCTATGCCCGGACAATTATTCTGGGAACAAAACCTTGCCATTTGCCGGGATACTAATTGTCCGGCCGTGTTGACGGAGAACTTCTTTCAGGATAATAAAGAGGACGTAGACTACTTGCTTTCACCTGCCGGGAAACAAGTGGTTGTGCAGATTCATGTGGATGGGATCATTAAATACTTGGGATTATGATACAAGGAGGGATCGAGATATGAAACAATTAATCTACTTTACCATATTGCTAACGTCAGCAATATGGTTCACATCCTGCGGCAGTCATCGTTCGAATATGAAACAGGAACTTTCTACCGATCTTGCGGCCGAAAGACATAAGAAAGATTCCGCTTCTTCCGATAAGAAAGTAGAAATAATCGAATCAAATGAAGCTATTGAATCGGTTGAATCCTATGAAGTGAATTATGATACCGATAAACCGGTTGACCCGGTCACTGGTAAACCTCCTGTAAAGTCGGAGAAGTGGACGGGAACTAATAAGAATTCAGAGCATAAACGACAGGAGAATATTGATAAGAAAGAATATTCGATTTCCGATGAATCAACGTTTGCCCGACAACAGGAAAATATTCATCTGGAAGCTAGTAAACAAAAAGATGAATCAACCATATTAAAACAGATCGGGTGGACCGGAGCAGGAATAGCTCTGCTTATTATATCTTGTATCATTGCCTGGTTAGTGTACAAGAAAAGAAGAAAGAAGGATAACCAATAACCAGACCTTCCGGGGGTGAAAAGAAAGCCCCCAACCGTTAGTAAATGCTCTAACCTACCTACTAACACAAGATGCGTCAACTCCGCATGGCCGGGGGCTTAAAAGTCCTCATCCATGGAGTTGACGCATTTGCGTTTTGTGTAGGAAGGTTAGAGACTACAAATATAGTTACTAACGGTAAACTTGCAAAATAATGAAGAGGAATAATGCTGACCGAGTATTAAATGAAAGACTTCGGGCAGGAGGGAAAGCATTAAAATATGTACATAGTAAATTTGAAGAGACGCAGACCTTTATTGGTGACTATTTGAAGTTTCCTGAAATTCTGTCTCCTATGGATTTTATAGGTAAGACTTTAAAGAAAGATAATAATTTGTAGATTGTTGAGGTAATTTCTATCTTTGCACCAACACTGATGTCATAATCAGTGTTGCGTTAAATGAGCCGTCTGGAATGTGAATTTCGGACGGTTTTTCACTAAAGTTGCAAATGTTCTACTATTGTTCTACAGAAATGGTGTTAATAAGATGTTAAACCCTTTATTCATCGTAGATGTAGCTGTATTTGTTGTGAGATTCCGGTTCTGAAGGTCGTGCGTTTGAATCGCACCGGGGTCACAGAAAAAACGCAATTACTTCATCTGTTAGTAATTGCGTTTTTTGTTTTCTATTTATTCTTCTTTCGGGCGGGAAGTGCAGACTAATTGTTTGTTGGTGTTAGCCGGATTATTTATATCATCATAGAATTCCCAGTCTCTTTCTAGCCTTTTAGCTACATCAATTCCTTCTGTATAATAGATATATTCTTTCTTTGCTACATCAAAAATGCCATAAGAAAGAATATCCTTCTCTTTTCCTTCCTTGTCTTTATAAGTGTTCTTGACCAATAATATTTTATATTTTCCGTCTTCCCGAACGCTGTATTCTTTATTGGCTTGAAGAGTGTATGTGCCGGAAACATCTGTCATATTGGAAGCGGTTGGCTCCATTTCTACAGCAATGTTTGTAGGCTCTTTTGAGGCTGGAGTGTCTGTGGAGTCATCATTGCAGGCAAACAGCAAAACAACTAATAGTAAATTAAGCAATTTCATCTTTGTATTTTTATAGGTTCTTGATTTTTTCTTAATCTATAATGTGTTCAATCAAAATTATTTCTTGCACAAAAGTACAACTTTTGCATGATATAAAGGTCGTAATAGATAGATAATTGTGTTTCCTGTTATTATTTACAGTTGCATAATTTAGTCTAAAGAGAATAAAAAGTTGTTTTAGCTGATTGATTTCCCATAGAAAATGCTAACTTTGTAACGATGAAGAAGTAAACAATAATATGTTGATATAGTATGTTCATAGCTTTCCAGATGTAGACATTTGACGATAAATTATATTAATCCCAATAAATATAAATAAGAATGGAAGAAGCTAGAAAAAAGAAATGGGGTAGTGTTGCGCTGATTATCGGAGCTATTGCTTTTATCATTATTATGATTTACTTTACAGTTATTTCAAGTCTCAACATGTAA